TCTTCTTATTGTTAGGGGTCACAATGTTCTTCTTGTTGGGAAAAACTCTCGCGTTGGGTTCGGGTTTGATTCCTGTGTTCTTTGTGTTTGGTTTAGAACCACCGAAGAAACCACCAAAAAATGTCGGTTTCTTACGTGTATTAGGTTCTGGTTTCACAATTTTGGGAACACTGTTGATTCGATTGTTTCCAACCCCCATATTTACCTTTTGAGGTGCAGCGGGTACATTTCCTCCCAAAAATTTGGGTTTACTTCCCTTCATAAACATACTTCCTTTTGGAAACGAAATTCGGGTACTAGGTTGAGAATTTGTAGAAGGTCGCGCAAAACTGGGTGGTTTGAACTTTATCGCTTTCGGAAACCCATTATTCAACCTGTTTGGTTCGTTCTTGGGACCCAAGTTGTTCAACCTGTTTGTCTCATTCTTGGGACCCAAGTTGTTCAACCTATTTGTCTCGTTCTTAGGACCTAGATTATTCAGCCTATTTGTCTCATTCTTGGGACCCAGGTTGTTCAGCCCATTTGTCTCATTCTTGGGACCCAGATTGTTCAACCTATTTGGTTCTTTTGTAGGTCCCAATTCATTCACGACACCTGCATTGTTCAGGAGTCCAACTTCATTTGTCGGTGTGATCAACTTTTTTGTGATAATTCTCTTTCTAGAAAACTTCACTGGTTCATGAACATTCATACCATTGAGACGTCTACCAATAGCATCATGTAAATCGGACTTTTTAAGATTTTCAATCTTTTTGAGTCCAACTTTTCTCGCAAGACGGACGAGATCTTTACGTTTGACTGTAGATCTGAAAAACAATTCATAGTCTTTCGATGTCAATGGTGATTTCTTGTCGATCAAATAGGTCTTACTGGAGTTCATGACAAGAGGAGGTAAAGGCAACTTACCACCCTGGATGTCATCATACACCCCACATATTTCTTCTTTTGTGAGTTTAATAGTTTTCCCAGTATTCATCCTTATGAGTTTCCTGAGAGTATCTAAATCCGCGTCGGGGTCGCACGCGTCGATCATATATATTAAACTAACAAAAAAGTGTGTCGAACATCTTGTATAGATTATATACTGACTGTCATCTGCTTGAATTGTGGTAAGGTGATACGCTGGGCATTCAGCTGCTGGAGAAGCTGTCTATCCTTCAAAGTTATTCCGCGTTTAAGAGATTTTAAATGTTCTCGTGCTTTGACTCGCGTATTGCGCATTTGCGCTATTTGTATACTCTTGAGTATTCTTTGATTATTCATTTTTTTTGTAGCCCGAATAGAAGCTTTCGCTTTGGTTGCATTAAGTTTATTCTTTTCGATCTGTTTCAAGAGTCGCGTCGCCTGTCGCCTGATTACGCTTATATTGCCAGGGATGCGTAATAATTTTTGTTTTTCAGAAGCTGGAAGATTCAATGTGTTGATGTACAATTTTATTTGAGTTCTTCGTTCCACATTTGCATTTTCTTTTTTATTTTTTGCGTTTAAGGTTTGTTGAATCATTCGTTTGATTGTGTTGATATTTGTATTACCTTGTACTCTCTGTAAAAAACCTCTTCTCTGAGCGAGGTTCACTTTCATATCGTTCATGTATCGAGAAAGTTCTGCCTTCTTTTTACTTAACTTAGAGGCATCTAGCTTCATCTTCATCTGATTGGCCTTTTCTTGAATATACTTCGCACCGTCTTGAGTGGTTGTGGTGTTGACTTGGTTGAGAAGGTTCTTGGCATTGTTTCCAAGTTTTTTAGAAGCGATATACTGTCTAAGTTGAGTTTGTAGGGTATTTTTTGATCTTTGTTGTGTATCCAAATTGCGAGCCTTTTGTATAACTTTGTTCACATTATCCGAATTGGCTAAAAATTGTTTTCGATCATTTTCAGAAATAGACAGTGGTTTGAGAGCGTTTAGTAATTTCTCCCGGTCTCTTATTTTACGCACGCGAATCGCTTCACTCTTGGCCTTTAGAAGTTTAAAATCTGGAACTCTTTCGAAACTGTTTAGAATTTGTTTAGAATTTGTGTTTGATAATTTAAGTGTTTTAAGTAAGGCTGTCAGATTAGATTTCTCTTTGTTTTTGAGCTCCTTCTTGCGTGTCGAACTCAGCTGTTTCGCAGCGGTTTCATATAACATGACACTATCAGGTTTCTTATCATACATTGCAAAAATCGACTTCTTGTCTGTATTAGATAGATCGGTTCCATCCAGTACCTTCGCCAGTTTCAGTCTATTTTCAGCAATCTTTTCATCTATGCGCATCTTTTTCACCTGCATCGCTTTCACTCTTATTTTTTCAACATTTTTCACTTTGTCAAATTCAGTGAGTAAATCAGTTATATCTTTATTTGTTAGAGAAAGTTGATTCTTCATTAATTTATGTAAAGTATCACGATCCATTTTGTGTTTTTCTTCAGTCATTTTCTTACGAATTTCCATAACCTTCTTCATGGATGTTTTGAGTTGTATATCTGTCGTGACAAATTCTTGAAGAATTTCACTTTGATTTTGTGGTGCGAGACCTATGAGTGACCTTTTCAGTTGTTGAAGTTCCTTAAATCTTTTGGTTTCGTATGCCTTCTTGATATTTACCATGACTGCATTGATTTGTTGTGGGTTACGAACCGTCGATAGATTTAATTTGATCTTCATGTTTGAATTCAAAATGAGATCAGATAACTTCTTTTTCATCTTGATCATAAAATCCTCATTAATTTTACTATTGATCTTAGCCACATCGACAAGATTTTTGATTTCGGTTATATTTTCTAAGATTTTCGTATTCCTTGTTTTACTTTTAAGGCGATTCTTTTCATTCCTTAAGCTTTTAATCTCGGTGGCTCTTCGAGCATATTCATCATACTTTTCTGGAGCTGTATCAAACTTTTCAAAAATCTTCATAATTTCAGGGTGGTCCATAGTGAGGCCAAGTTTGTCAACGATGTATCGTCGCAGTTTAAATCGAAGTTCCCTCTTACGACGGTTATGATACTTCTCAGCTTCTGAATTATTCTTTGATAACAGGTACATCTTTTCACGGCTGGTCAGAATCTTGAATGTATCGAGATACTTCAAACGCTCTTCACGCTTCTTCAATTCTTCAGCAATTATGATATTTCTTTTTATCTTATTGGCTTCGTTTTTTATAGCTTTCACATTTTTGTTGGTAGTATTGAATTTTTTCATAAGTTTTCGTTTATTGTACACGTTAAGTTTGTGTTTATTTATGTATGCCATGAGTTCACGCCGAATAGTATTATTCTTTTCATTTTGAGTATTGAGTGCCGTCTTTATAGTTGTATTTACGATTGCGTTAAAATTTACAAAATCACTGTCGAAATTAGACTTAATTTTAACCTTATCACCTTGGCTCATTGGTAACTCATTGACAAAGTCTAAAAATTCATCGTTTGTCTCTACCCAGTTACCATGGTTCCTAAAGTTTTCAATTTGTTTAGCTTCATTTTTGAGGGTATTCATGTTGATGTATGTCGTCGCAAACTTTTTCATGATTCGATCCACATTTTGAGGTTTAATCTTAAGATCTTGTAAAAACTTCGACATCTTATCAGCATTGCTACGCCTCAAATCATTGAGAACACGTGTCATGTACATTTTACCATCCTTCTTGACAGTGTTCACATTTTCCCCAGCTATGACACGTCTTACGAAGAATTCCTGATATCCTGGAGCCATACCCAGTGCATTTAGGAAAGTTCGTGTGGCGTACACCTTGGCATTTATGAGTGCTCGTTTCTTGTTTGTCGTGTATCGATGAATATTTGTTTTGAGTGCGGTAAGGGTAGCACCTTTATCAAAAAATTCTAGAAACGTCTTTCGTTCATCCCCGGTTAATATTTGACTGTACTTGTTTAGAAACACTTCAAGATTTGCCTTTTCAAGACGTCTTCTACGATCGAATTGATTTTTGAGTTGATTTTGTTTCGCATTATAGGCGTTTTCAATTTTCGTCTTCACGTTTTTCACATTCTTGTTTGTCTGAACATTTGTAATAGGCACATTCACACCCAAACGCTTGGCCACCTGTTCGAGTTGTACTTTACTTTGGAACTTGACAACCTGGTTCGCCTGTTTCAAAGCGTCTATTGTGTTAATTGCTGTAATATCAGTCATGAGATTGAGTCCAGACTCGATGGCCAGGTTTGACAATGTCTTCTTATTGGCTTTGATCTTCTTTTGATAAGCCTTTTCAATTTCACCGTCTAAAGTAAGTGCAGCGTTTTTAGTCTTAACATTTTTCAATTTTTCACCAAAATTTCTATTCAGTGAAGCTTTTCGTATCCTTTGGTTCAATGCATTTTTCATCTCTTTGAGTGTTTTCTTCTTCATGACAACTTCATCAACTTTCTTCTTGATCGCATTGAGTGAACTGTTCGAAGTTTGGAAGTCCTGAATGAAAGGTATCGGATCAACATTAAACCGTGTGGCATACCTCTTCAATTCATTTATTTCATTTTGCTTTTTCTTTGACTTTTCATTCTTTATCACATTGTTCAACTCTGACTGTAATTTTGGTATATCAACTTTCTTCAATTTGAGTCGATTAGTAAAAAGTTTCTTTTTGTTTTCGGGAATCTTGGCACTCTGAACTTCGAACGACAGCAGCTGTTTGCGTTTATTGAGTTTATCATTTTCAGCTTTTTGTTTGGCAACCTTCATTTCTTTCCGAGTCTGTTCGATGAGATTTTTCATAGGTACGAGCTGTGACACATTTTTTATAGACATGATTCTACTCGTAAAGTCTCCGACATTTGACGCATTTTTCACGAGGTTTAATTTCCCCGCCTCTCGAATGGTAACTTGAACAACATTCGCATCTTTTAGTGTTTGTATATTCTCAATCTCCCCAGCAAACTGTGAATACATACCAAGATTTTTCACTAGTGAAATTAAGTTCAGTTTACGAGTTGCAATTTGAGTATTTTTCTTGTTTTTTCCCTTGTTTTCTATATTCTTTTTTAACGCCAAAACATTGCTTTTCGTTTTCACATTGCCGATTCTTTTCAAAATCTGACCATTGACGCCTAGAGTGCTGACACGTTTAAACAAGTTTCGCTTCTCTTTCTCAACAACTTCAAGGTCGCGTTGCTGTTTCAATCTCTTACCTTCTTGAATGAGCTGTGCGACCACCCGTTTTTCTGGTTGAAATCGAGACAAAAGACCATTTTTGTCACCTTGGTTAAGCCCTATACGATTTAAAGCATTTTTAAGAAACTTGCGTTCATCAGATACGGATTTCAATTGTCGGTTCCGCTGTAAATCGTATGCTTCTTTAGTTAACAGACTCACATCCTCGCCACGATCCAGTCGACGAACGAGACTATTGACGTCATTCTTGTCCAGATTCAATCTCTTGATCGTTTCGAAAAAATTTACTTTAAACTGACCAGTTTGTTGTGTATTTCTCTTTTCCAGGATCGATTCAGCTTCTTGTCTGAGTTTTGATACATCACTCTCTGGGGTAATCGTAGAAACGAGTCTAGTATAGATGTCTCTAGGTAGAGATAAATTTGCAACGCGACTTTTAAACTCTTGAATCTTTTCTTGAATACTAAAATTGCGGCGTCGTGCATTCATTGCTTGAGCTTTTCGTAAAAGCTCATTGAGATTTACACTTTTTATTTTGGACCTTTGCTGATAAGAAGCTACATCGGTTCTAGTCAGGTAAGGAAGTGTGGTCAGCCTCACACTGAATGTCTCTACATCCATTTATATTAGGCTGATAAAAAAGTATATCCTCGATTAAATAATTGAATTTTTTCTTCGTAACTCATGTTGAAATCAAATACATCTGTATCTTCTACATTGATTTCAATGGTTTCTATAGGTGTATTGTACATCACCCTATTTGAGAGAGCCGAGCGAATAAGTGTTTCGACAAACTGTTTTGGTGTTTGTATATCTTCTCGATACAGTCGATTCATTTTAATTTTTATACACGTGATTTCGTGTGGCTTTTTATCAAAGAAAGGTGTCAGAGGAATTTCTTCTTTCATTCCACCGTCCACATATGTATCACCATTATACTTACCACATGCAAATATGAATGGTACAGCCATGCTCATACACACCGCATCTATCACTTTCATATCTGGATGTGTGTCTCGAGAGAAGTAGACTGTTTCTGCGGTATTCATGCAAAAGGCTGAAATGTAAATCTTCATTTCAATATCTTTGAAAGTTGGGTCACAACCACATATTTCCACAAACTTTTTACGAATAGGTGCCATATCAACAAAACCAAATTTGTTAAAAAAGGTTCCTATGCGTATCTTAACAAAATTGGGGACATTCAGATCTAATGAAGTTTGAGTAATTTCATCGATGGACATTCCTACCCCCAAAAACAGTGCTAAGATTGCACCAGCGGAAGACCCCGAAATTTCCCTGACATCGACGAGTTGAGATTCTCGCGCTTTTAAGGCACCTATGAGGGAATAGATCCCCATGGAAGCCGGTCCTAACACGAGGTATTTCATCTTCCTACCTAATAGAACTGAGGAAATTGACGACGCAAAAGCGCGAAAACTATAGCAAAGACGATCGCGTGTGTCAGAGACGCCTCGAGGCTGGTCTGACCCGAGCGAACAACGCCACCCGAACCAGGAGGGAGAGTGAGGAGAAGCCCAGGGCTCAACGCGAGGAAGAGCACAGTGGTCACGACGAGATCGGTCCTGGTCAGCACGAGACCCATCGCCTTGGCGATGAGGCTGTACACGAGGAAGAACACGAGGGCGTGGAAGAAAATCGCAGTTTGGTTTGTCTTGCGGTTCATGAAAGTGACCTTGGATCCGTCGGTGGTAAGAAGAACACCTGGGCTGAGCGCCAAAAAAAGAGCGGCGGGGATAGCGACTTTCTGGGAAGTGATATCGGGAAGCATTTAATATAGGTACATATATTTTTTAGCATATTCAACAAAATGATAGAATGTGGCACCACGCATCATTTCTTCATGGAGACCATTATCATTAATAATCCTCCTGAGTCTTTTCCAGATATAATGAAGAAGTTCTTCATTTTCACACGCAACACGATCATGGTATGAATCGTGTTCATTATAACAAAACTCCACAAAGTCACAAAACTCTCCTTTAGGTTCGACACGAGCATCGTCGAGGAGTGTTCTGGTGGTATTCCACATATGCCATAGTTCATCTGAGTATTCGACTTCCCAGTCTTCGATATTCAGAGGAGTGTGTTCATCATCGAACCCATCGTCATCACTGACATCGGGATCAAATCCGTTAGAGGCTTCATATACGTACTGGCTCCAAACCATAGTTAGTTACTTATCTTCTTTCTCAGGCTTATCCTTTATACCAGTTAGCGACAAAGAAGTAGACTCCTTTGTTTTAAGACCATCTTTAATCGCATTTAGGGCTCCTTCCACCTTAGTTTCATCTCCACCAAAGAAAGTCATCAAACCTTCCTTGATAGCATCCTTGTTCATCCCAGCTTTCCTGACAGACTTACGAATGCTAATTTTACCCTTCCTGAGGTTAATCGTGTCAATCCCCTGATCCATCATGTGCTTCTTAACATTCTCCTTAAGGCGCTTCTCTTCTTGATTAAGGACTTTAATATCAGATTTAGCCTCAGCTAATTGTTTTGTGAGCTCTACCAGCTTAGAGACATTCTCGGAGAGATCAGGAGTAACAGTTGTCATTTATATTTATATGTATCTAATCTTTAAGCGCAGAGACCACGCTGCATGAGGTCAGGGACGATAGTGGAATTGTTCCACACGAAGGGCTCCTTGGGGTTGGGGGGATCCTTGCGGATCTGCTGGTTGGCGTTACGGAGCGCGCCACCGACAGTCTCGGGGAAGCCCACCTGCTGACGAGGCTCAAGGAAGTTCTGGCCCTTGAGGATGTCGTCTGGGGCAAACTGTCCAAAGTCTTCCTCAGAGGCAACCTCACGAGGGAGGAGCGACGAGGCGAGACCAGTGCCACGCTTCATACCGCCGCACATGTTATCGCCTAGCGCACCCGAAGGGCCGGCAGCAGGGCCGGCGGTGGGGCCGGCCATGGGGCCAAAAGCGGAGTACTCACGCTCGCTGATAGAGTAAGCAGACTTAGAGTTCATGGTGAAAAGGAGAAAAATAAGAGCAGCTACGGCGACCAACATAAGAATGTTCTGGTTACGGCCCTTCATCATCTTTTATATAGTATTAACAATTTTTTTATTCCTCGTCCTCGACAAAAGCATACCCGTCTGGGTAAGTGTCGAGGATGGGCTCGGGGTCATCGTGAACCCTGACCTGGACAACATTCCAAGTGGGCCCGAAAGCCTTCTTAGCAAACCAGATTCCGGCGAATTCGAGGATGACATCACAGGTCTTGTCGGGCTGGACAACATCGAAATCAATGGGCTCCTGCTGCATATTGAAAACCTTGGTCGCCTCGATACGGTCGCAAGTCATCACAGTGTCATTTAAGTTAGAAGTGTAGGCACCCTTGATGACACCATCAGAAACCTTCTTACCGAACCAAGACTCACAGTTCTCGAGGGCAGCCTCAAGATTAGCAGTGTCAATGGTGTGAATCTTCTGGGTGTTCACCTCCGAACCAAGATCCATGACGACCTCCCCTGACACATCAGTCACCTTCACCTTGTTGAGCTGGACAAAACACTTACGCTTATCATCGTTGAGAGTCTTGACGAAGTAGAGACCGTCCTCACCTTTGGTGGGGGTGTTGTAGATCATTTATGTTTAGGTATGGTTTCATTTCTTTAAACCAACAAATGGTATGGCTGCAGCCTTATTGAGTAACTCCTTCGACACCCATTGATTTCTCCTGGGTTTATACCCATAGAGAGTTTTGGTGATGTTCATATTTTTGGGAAGTGGTAACGCCTTTTCTGGTCTGAGATTGTATTCATTTTTCACATACGAATTGTTCTTGACATTCTTCCATTTGAGTGTGTTCAAATTAAAACGCTTGTTCCCTGATGTTTTGTTGTATCCATTGATCTTTGTATTTTTCACGACAGGTTTAAGGCCATGCACGAGTTGTTTTGAAAGTTTATCATCTGACGGTTTAGTCGTAAACTTTTTATATTTGTATGGATCAACCTTTTTTGCACGATTCATAGGAACTTTAGCATCTTTCTTTACCACTGGGGCTCGCTTGACGATCTTCCCCTTCACACGCTTAAAAACGCTGTCCATAGAGTCTGACGACTTGATACGCTTATCGAAGATTTGTGCCAATTTGACGAGGCGTTGACGATCCTTTTCCTTCTTTTCAGGTCTAAGTTTCAGCTTGTGCATCAAATAGATGTCTTCGATAAGAAATTCTTTACTCGCAATGTATACCCTGTTATCTGTGACAAGTTTACCTGTGTTTAGATTGCGATACGTTATACCACGTCGCCTCGACAAGACTACTTCGTACCCAAACTCTTTTGGACGCATGAATGGGATATCAAGAATACCACCTATAGTGGAATCTTCGATACGCCCATTTTCTGGTGAAAAGTAACGAATATTGAGGTCAAGGGCAAAAAGTTCGACATCTATGAACACATCACTCTTACCAGGTTTGTTATCGTTTCTGGTTTTCTTCTTCTTGATGAGGGTGTACCTTCTCGTGACAAATGGACCAGAATTTTTGAAACTCACACCCAAGAATTTGAAAAGTTTCGGGTTTTTCTTTTTCAATAAGAGGATTCGATTCTTGATTTTTAGGTTCAAACGCTGTGCGACTTCTCCCATCTTATTCCAAAGCATGAGCTTCGTCGCTTGAAGTTTCCCAAAATATTGTGGGTTCACTGGGAGACGGGGAACAAACTTCGCGTCTATATCACTTGTGATAATACGATCCTCAAAGTCTGTGTACAAGTTAAACGCTTCACCGCCACTGACAATAACATCACCCATGGACTTCATGTACTCCGTGATCTCACCTATGGTTTGTATGATGATATCACGAATCGAATCAGTCACAAGGACATACATCATCTTTTCAAAACTCTTGGACTTGTGAGCACTTTGGGCGCGCGCTCGAAACTTACCAAGATCCCTCTGGAGATTTCGGTCGTAATATTTCTGCATCTTGGGATCTTTGAAAAAAAGATTTTCTTGAATGAATTTTTCAATCACAGGTTTCGAATAAATTTGATCGTCCATTAATATATTGTGATATAATAAATGGTCTGTAACGTGATCGAAGAATGTCGATGCTTCGCCTATAAGGGGGAGACCAAACAATTCTGTGGTGTGCGGAAGGGTCCGAGGGTATTGCCATGTCCGGGAGATTGCTGCGCTGGTGGCTGTCCCGAGGATGGTTCGAGACAACCCTTTCGTTTCATCGATAGACCCCAAAAATCCACTACGATCACACCACAGACAGCGAAATCTTTAATCCTGACAGCAATCACTGTACTCTTTGTTCTACTTTACATAGACTTAAAGGTTACACGAGTAAGAAAGATATAATGTCTCTCGAATCCATTCAAACTGAAATTGCCGCCCTCCGCAACGACATCAAGAACCTGTCCAAGCTTGTTCGCAAGATCAAGAACACCCAGGAAGATCCAGATGGTGAGAAGGCTAAGGCTCGTGCTGCCAACAACGGCTTCAACCGCAAGCAGGATGTGACGCCTAAGTTGCGCGCGTTCCTTGAACTTCCCGAAGGCGAGCTCATCTCTCGCTCTGAGGTGACCAAGTTCATCAACAAGTACATCACCGAGAAGGGTCTCAAGCACCCCGATAACGGTCGTCAGATCATCCTCGACGACAAGCTCCGCGATCTCCTCGCGCCTCCCGCGGACGTTCAGGTGACTTACCTTAACCTTCAGAAGTACCTCAGCCCCCACTACATCAAGAAGGAGGAGGAAAAGGCTTAAAAACTAATAACACACTATAATAAAACATGGTGACCTTCATTACCAAAGAGGCTGCCGAACAACTTGTTGGTACAAAAGTAAAGGACCTTGCTTTGTACCAAAGAGCTTTTACACATAAATCTGCTCTCAAAGAGTATGAACAATTCACAGAATCCTTCGAGACCCTCGAATTTATTGGTGACTCCGTACTTGGGTTTGTCATCACTAAGTTCCTGTTTGATAGACATGAAAGTAAGCAAGAAGGTTTCCTCACGAAAGCTCGTACAAAGCTTGTTCGTGGTGAAACATTAGCCAAGATTGCGTTGAAGTTGGGTCTCGAGAAACTCGTCATCATGGATGAGAAGGGGATGCGTAACGGTTGGAACAACAATCCCAAGATTTTGGAGGATGTTTTTGAGGCACTTATCGGTGCTATCTACATGGACATCGGTCTCATCCATGCGAAAGAGTTTATCCTTCGTATCTACCAAGATCCTGATGTGGTCGATATGAACTCTATCATGGTAGATGATAACTTTAAGGACAAATTAATGCGCCATTGCCAGGTTAATAACTGGCAACTCCCGGAATATCGTGTAGCGGGACATCACGAAGGTCTCTTCTACATAGACATTTACATCAATAACACTTTCTGTTCGAGGGGTGTCGCCAAGAGTAAGAAACAAGCCGAACAAAATGCTGCCCAGATGTACTTTCAGGTGTTAGAGGAACTTAAAACTTACAATCTCAATTAATTCAAGATGCATCCGAATGTGAAAGCCCTAATTGAGAGGGAATACGCGGCGCAAAAGTCTGAGGAATGGCTTGCCTTGCGCGGGAACATGTTGACTGCCTCGGATGCCGCAACAGCTATCGGTAAAAACAAGTACGAAACACCAGAAGGTCTCCTTCTTAAGAAATGTGGTCTCGGAGAAAAGTTTACAGGGAACGCGGCAACAAGACATGGTGAGAAATATGAGGATGAGGCTCGCATTCTCTATGAAGAGCGCCATGGGGAGGTTGTACACGAAATTGGTTTGTGTCCCCACCCCGAACACCCCTGGTTGGGTGGAAGTCCTGATGGTGTGAGTGAGTCGGGAAAACTAGTAGAAATCAAATGCCCACCACAGAGAGCGATCATACCTGGGGAAGTACCTGAGCATTATATGCCTCAGCTTCAGCTGTGTATGGAGATTTTAGACTTAGAAGAAGCAGACTTCATTCAATATAAGCCCGCTGAGACCAATTGGCCTCGTCCCGAAGAATTTGATGTCGTAAATGTTAAGCGAGATCGTGAGTGGTGGAAAACATATCTCCCTGTGATGCGAGAGTTTTGGGACAAAGTCCTATACTTTCGAGAACATCTCGATGAACTTCCTCCACCTAAGTTGAAGAAGACTCGCAAGAAAAAAGAACCAGAACCAGTTATCTGTGAGATTGAACCTCTTCCAGACGAAGATCCATACGATGACTATTGAAGAGCAATACACTTTGGCCAAGGACACCCTCAATGGGCGTCTTTTTGCACCCTACCAGCGTGAAGGTGTTCTCTGGATGCTTACGATGGAAGGACAGAAATCCGGACCCAAAGGTGGGTTCTTATGTGACGAAATGGGTCTTGGTAAGACTATACAACTCGTGGCAACCATACTTGGTAACCCAAAGCCTCGTACTCTAATCATCTTACCCAAATCTATTATCACCCAGTGGGCGGAAGAGATTAACCGATTCGCGCCAAACTTGACGATCAACATCTTTGATGGTCCAGATAGGAGAATCAAAGAGGTTGACGTGACATTGGCACCATACACCATTCTTACAGTAAAAGGTGGTGGACCTGACGCGAAGACACCCCTTCATATGGTACAATGGGATCGAGTCATCTTGGATGAAGCCCATGAGATTCGCAATAAGAAGTCCAAACTCTTCAAGAGTGTGTGTCGTCTTCATACCCAGATCAAGTGGATCGTGACTGGTACGCCAGTGTTCAACTCCATGGAGGACTTTGTGTCACTCTCAACCTTTTTGGGTTTGTCGAAGGTGGTTGTACAGGGTATGACCAACAAGATCAAGGACATCTACATTCTTCGACGTACCAAGGAAGACCTGGCCAAAATCAATGAGCGTTTGAGACTGCCTCCATGCTACTTCGAGAATGTAGAATTGGATATGTTTCCAGATGAGAAGCAGCTCTACGAGATTGTGTTCCTTGAGGCACAGGATACTATCCGTGAAGCGTTCAGACACGCCCAAAGCCTGAACGCCAAGAACATGATCATCTTGGAGTGTCTCCTTCGCGCGCGTCAGGCGATGATCTGGCCTCAGATGTATCTCGACGGTGTCGCCAAGCAGAACAAGACACACGCAGAGCAGTGGGTGGGTCGCTCGAACAAGATGGAGACCCTTTTCCACATGATTGATGGTCACCCAGATGAAAAGACCCTCATCTTCTGTCAGTTCAGGGGTGAGATGAACTATATCCAAAGTCAGATGAAGTGTCCAGTTTTCAGGATCGATGGATCGGTACCCAAGGAGGAGCGTGTCAAACAAATTGAGGGATTCAAGAAAGCTGCGCCAGGTGCCATCTTCATCATCCAAATTAAGAGTGGTGGTCAAGGTCTCAACCTCCAAGAGGCGACTCGAGTGTACATCACGGCACCCTCATGGAATCCTGCGACTGAACTTCAGGCTATCGGTCGGAGTCATCGCACCGGACAGACCAAGGCTGTATATGTCAAAAAGTTGGTCTACAAGGAGTGTTCGCGTTTTGTGAGTGTTGAGGAAGAAATGATGGCTCTTCAAGGTCATAAATCGATCGTGTGTTCCAAAGTCCTCAACGATGAAAGAATTGAAAAACAAATTCCAGTGAACAGGACGAGTGATAAGATTTCAATCTTGGACATCAGGAAAATTTTCAAAGCATAAAGTAAAGATGATTGGTTCCCGCGCTGAAGTTTTCCACGGCACTGCTGACAAGACCTCTGGTGGTCTCACCAAGAAGGACCTGATGATGAAGGATGGTCGCATTGTCTCCAAGGCGGCGAGCAAGGCGGCGAAGAAGTCCCTCAAGACTAACCCCAAGTTCCAGGCGTTCATTGACCTCGCGAAGGAGAAGGCGGAGAAGAAGGGTACTTTCTGCCTTGTGCCTTCCAAGACGACCAAGACGTACAAAAAAATAATCAAGGATAATAAGTAAGGATGACTCTCACAGATTGGTCAGAATCCGTAAAGATGGCTAAGATCAAGTTAGGTGTAGACCCAAAGAAATTTACCAGGGTGGATGGTAAACTTCTTAAGGAGGCTCAAGCTATATATAGTATTTTACTTTTGAATAAATCTAAATCTTAAATTGGAATCCCTTAAGATTCTGTGGCTCATAGACGATAAGTTGATTGAGCTTCCAAGTACATCCGAACTTCCTGTTCAAGAAATACACACTGTTAAGTTCTACCATAGCATGTCCCGAATTTCTTGCATAGAGACCATTGGTCACTTCATCCTTCATAGGATTCTTCTCGGCATTGAATACATTCGCCTTGATTTTGTCCTCCATATCCGTATCGACCTTGACACGAAATTTTGGCTCACGATCAGGTGACTCCTTGACATTTGAATTAAACATTGGTTTAAGTTCTTCCTTGGTCATTTGACTCCCGAAGATTGTTTCACTTTGATTAACAACTGCATCAATGATCATGTCTTCGAGCTGTCTCAAAGACTCATAAAACTTTTTCATATAGCTGTCTTCTTCATCGAAACCCTTGATTGCGAAATCGATGTTGTATTTTGTTGGACCAACCTCGGGGGTGAACCCCGATACACCAAATGGCATATACATTCGGGGAAATTGAATACGCAACGGTGTACCCTGCTTTGTAGAGATGACAATTTTACGGTTATTGTATTGGTTGATCTGTATATTTTCTAGTACTTTGTCCATATCGTATTCTTCATATCTATTCATCGAAAACTTTAAGCAGAACAAGCCACACAATCAGGCTCAAGACTAAACTGGATTGGTCGAGCCTTAGCCTTAGATCTCAGGTAGTACATCCCAGTCTTGAGACCCGCTTTCCATGCGTACATGTGCATCGAAGACAGTTTGGACATCGTCGGGCTCTCCATGAAGAGGTTCATAGATTGTGACTGATCAATGAATCGACCACGATCCGCCGCCATATCAATGACACATTTCTGACTGATTTCCCATACAGTCATATAGAGTTTCTTGATGTCTTCGGGGATGTCGACGATGTTCTGGATAGATCCACCAGCCTTGACCATTAAGTCCTTCATCTCCTTCGACCAGAGACCCACTTTCTTTAGGTCTTCTACGAGATGCCTATTGACCACGACAAACTCCCCAGCGAGTGTGCGTCGAAGGTATATATTGGTTGTGTAGGGTTCGAAACACTCATTGTTACCCAGGATCTGGGCAGTTGAGGCAGTGGGCATAGGGGCCATGAGAAGACTGTTACGGAGACCCTTTGTCTTCACACGCTCTCGCATGGTGTCCCAGTCATAGCGACCACTGAACTTTGTCTCACCCTCCCACATATCTGGTTGAAGCACACCTTGAGAAGCTGGGGAACCCTCAAAACTCTCATAGGAACCCTCGACCTCAGCCAATTCAGAAGAAGCCTCGAGGGCGGCGTGATACATAGTCTCAAAAATATGGGCGTTCATGAGTCGAGACTCTTCACAATCGAAGGGAAGGCCGCAAAGGATAAACACATCGGCGAGACCCTGGACACCAAGGCCGATGGGACGATGCTTCATGTTCGAGCGCCTTGCTGTCTCCACGGGATAGAAGTTGCGATCGATGACCCGATTGAGATTCTTCGTGACAACCTTGGTCGCCTTATGGAGAGCATCATAGTCGAAGGACTTTGTATCCTTGTTGACATATTTGGGGAGAGCAATTGAGGCCAGGTTACACACGGATGTCTCATCTTTGTCTGTATACTCGATGATTTCCGTGCACAAATTGGAACTCTTAATGACACCCAAGTTCTTCTGGTTGGACTTCGAGTTACAAGCATCCTTGTAAAGCATGTATGGTGTACCTGTCTCGGATTGCGACTTAAGAATCGCCTTCCAGACATCGGCTGCGGGGACTGTGGAGTTGGCGCGACCCTCCTCCTCATACTTGAGGTACAGCTCATCGAACTCCTTACCGTAGCAGTCCGAGAGACCTGGAGCCTTGTCGGGGCAAAAGAGAGACCAGTTACCACCTTCTTCAACTCTCTTCATGAAGAGGTCAGGAATCCAAAGGGCTGAGAAAAGGTCTCTGCACCGAGCCTCTTCGTCTCCCTGATTGAGGCGCAGTTCCAAAAAGTCCATGATGTCCGCATGCCAAGGCTCAAGGTACACCGCGATAGACCCCTTACGGCGGCCAGCCTGATTCACATAGCGCGCCGTAGCGTTGAAAACCCTAAGCATGGGGATGATACCATCAGACTGTCCATTTGTGCCACGAATACGCGACTTGTTACCACGGATATTATGGATGTGCATCCCGATACCACCAGCCCATTTACTGATTTGTGCACACTCGGTCAGAGTTCCGTAGATACCATCAATCGAATCTTCTTTACCAGCGATCAGAAAACACGAAGACATTTGGGGTCTGGGTGTACCAGCGTTGAACAGGGTTGGTGTGGCGTGAATGAAGAGACCTTTAGACATCATGTCGTATGTTTCAATAACCGAATCGATGTCCGTTCCATGAATACCGATCGCAACACGCATGAACATATATTGAGGAGTCTCGACAAGTTTACCTTCGACTCGTTGGAGATAACTCTTTTCCAAAGTCTTGAGGCCAAAGTATCCAAAATCAAAGTCTCGATCTGCTTCGATAGCACCCTTCACTTGTTGAGCAACTTCGACAACCTGATCTGTCACAACCCCAGCCTTTTGAAGTTTCCGCATGGCAAGGTGGAAATTGTTAGGACAAACTTTTTGAATGTTGCTTGCCACGATACGTGTCGCGAGAGTTTCATAATCAGGATCGGATGTGATCATACCGATGCAAATCTCTGCAGAAAGTGTATCGATTTCCTGGGTCGTGATGTTGTCATACAGGGATGAGAAAACCTGTTGTGCAACCTTGGTGGAGTCACACTTTTCAGAGAGTCCATACGTTAAATTCTTGATCCTATTGGTGACGTTGTCAAATTTCATATCCTCAATACGACCTGAGCGTTTAATGACCCTCATATATCTAAAGTTCTAATTTTATTTTTAACTTACTTCTTGCACTCAAGATCCTTGCTCCTCACCGGAACGGTCCCGAAAGTCTCGAACTTACGGTTAGGTTGGAGAAGGTAAGTGTTTACAAAGAAAGGTCCCTCCTCACCAGCCTTGGATACGGGAGCATAAGAACCAACGAAGCAGGCTGGGGGTTTGCATGGAATTTCTTCAACATTGCTCGGCTTGTTGGCATATACCTCATCGAAACTAGCCATGTTCAACATTTTTACTATTTACACACAATTTTTTTCGGAGGATATATTAAATGTGTGACAATCTCCACCTTGATTCTCTCCAGCAGTGTGAAACTCCACTGAACACTTTGTTTTTTTCCGACTTCAATAAGAATCTTCTCCAGCGTGGTGTTCGTCAGACTTTTAAGAATCGAAGTGGTATCGCCATAGATTACCAAAACCCCGATGACCTGTACAGTATCATGCGTGTAGTCTTCATCAATAATTCAGGTGATCATTTCACGAATGTGAATGAACAAGTCAAGGGTATGAATGCTAAAGTGATCGACACCGCGGTGTCTCAGATTCAAACGGGTGTATCTCAATACATCGCGTACGCGAATGACATTGATTCGACTCGGACACTCATGGATCAACCCATCAATACCAGTACCGTCGGCAAAAAGATTGACTACAATGATAAAATCGGAATCAATTAAAGATTGAATTCTATGGTAGTATAAGTAATGAGTTTGAACTACTATAAATACGAAACTGAAAAAGTTTGTAAATCCAAGGGTTGGGATCGGGCTGCAGTGGATACAGTGTGGCTTCTCCTGACTGAAGAGTTTGGAGAGTTAGCATCTGCCATCCGACAGTACAAAAAGACTTTCAAAAAGATGAACCTCAAGAAGGAAAGGGGTACAGATGTCATGATGGAAATGGGTGATGTGTTCAGTTACCTCTTTCAGTTGGCACATATGTTAAATGTTGACTTAGACAAGATGTGGGAGGAACATCGGTACAAAATGCACGACAAAAAATATAATCTGAAGTAGTATTAACAACGATGAGTGAACATATGCTCGACGACGAGTATGCCATCGATGATGTCAATCCATTTGTCCAACACGATTTCTCTCTTCCAGGTGGCGTTCGACAGACGAGTGATTTTGATGATTTCCAGGAAGTCGTTCCTGATGTATTCCCTTTTATTGGTGAGAAGAGTGTTTTTTGTGAGACAAATGCATGTGAGGATGAAAGGGAACCCTGCATCATTTTAAAGGGAGTTCATCCTCGCCGTAACATCGACACTGGTTTTACTTGCAAAGAGAAGAAAAAGGTTAAGGTTGGAGTTTCCAAGAAACAGCGGTTATCTTACATTGGACTATTCTTTATCATCTTCATGGTCATGCTAGCTGTAATACACATAAGATATTGAAGAAATGTGTGAGACGTGAAGCATTCGTACACTCCTGAATAACTTCGGGTAGAGTTTTCTTGCAAAACTTCTTAATAAACTCCATCTGCCAAGCACTCTCCATGTTTATACGGGGTGGTTGGAATGTTGGATCAAGAATTTTGACAGCATGGGCAATGCGAACATATGTACGATCATCTTGCTCGCACAAGAGCACGTTTTCGAGTGCAAGTTCTGCGAGTCGTTGTTGAACTTCGAGTGTTCTTGATACCATCGTATCCAGAAATTTGTCATATCGAATATCCAACTCTTCGCTCTGAATATGCATCCAATCCCCCAAGGGTTCTGCGTTGATGTAGTCCGTGAAGGTTCTATATCCCTTTTCATATTGGATTTCTATGTACGCGAGATCGGACTCAACATCGTGTACAGCCTTGGCAGATTTTAAAAATGAGGTCATCTACTTAAAGATGGAGCATTCTCTTTAAACACCTAAGTCAACCACCCATATTGTAAAAAAGTATGTATTCATCAATCGCAAATAACAGCTTTTCGTATCTCCTCACTCTTGAGGAGATGCGAAAGAACCTCCCGGAAGAGATTCGTCCTTCATGGGTGAAGATTACGACGATCACAATGGTTTCTAGCTTTATTCAGGAGATTGATATTAAAAAACTTCGAGAAACATTTGAACAAGTTGGATCTTATCGCCTCAAACGCAGTGGAACTACGACAGATGGTTTCGAGTGGAAGCTGAAGCCGACGACATTCTACAATCAAGTGACACTCACCTACCATGATACCTACAGCACAAAGTCTGTGAAGGTGTTTCCGAATGGTTCAATTCAGGTTGCTGGATGTTGTGATCTATTTGATTGCAAACGCATCATCACACAACTCATTTACATCTTCAAAAGGTTTTTGGACCTTGACATCAATGTGTCTTCAGATGCTTTCCGTGTCGTCATGATCAACTCCAACTTCAGTCTCAATTACAACATCAACCTCATGAAAGTGGCTGACTGGTTCGAAGAATACAATGACATCTTCAAAGTTTCTTTCGAACCAGACAGATATTCAGCAGTCAAGATTAAGTTCAAGCCGGCGGAAGACATGAAGGAGATTACTTGTAGTATCTTCAGCACAGGTAAAATTATCATTACGGGAGCTGAGACTTTGAAGGAGATTGCCTTCGCCTACAACATCATCAACCAGCACATCAATGAGAACCCGAGCATCCGAGTGTCGAGGACGAGTGAGACGGATGTCTTTGACATCTTTTTAGGATACAGGTGTGAGCCCTTAATTGAAAAACTCAGAGAAAAGGGTTTTGAATCTTGGATGCAGACGATCACCAATAGACAAATTAATTTCTGATGTAATATTAACAAAATGTCTCAGCGACTTGGTATGGCCGATGGTCGGTGTTTCACCATAAACTCTTCCGCCCAGCTTTTCAACAACTATGTGATGAAGCAGAATGGCATCACTTTCGAGGATAACTACTCGTACCGCAAGCTTCTTCAGACCCAGGGTCCATCTCTCCTTACCAAGGTACAGGAGGAGCAGGGGAAGGGGAACTGCAAAACATGTGATAAGCCCCTACTCAAGATTCCGGATATCTACTAGAGGTGAGCGAAATCGTGAAAAATACTTTGAACCTGTATTCTAGAATGTCGACATGTGCCATATGTCTCAATGAAGTCAAATCGACGAGGACAAATCCTCCGATTCGATGTGGACATATGTTTCATTCCCACTGTCTAGAACAATGGAAAGATCAAGGTAAGAATACATGCCCCACCTGTAGAAAAGTTTTTGATGCTTCTCAATTCAAGATTGTCGTCACGATTCAAAACAATTACACAGCGACGGCAAACTCTGTGTCCTTGAACGAAGATTCGATATTCGACGTACTAGATCTCTTCGACATTACCTTTGATGTCGAAAACCAACCTGACCTAGACAGTATTCTTGCGGACCTTGGGGTGAGTCTTACCGACTTTGATCCCTCGGTTCTTGACGCAGAATGAGCTGCAGTACCTCTCATAGTTTAGACCTGGATAGTTCCTAGAAGCCCTACGAGGATCCTTGATGGCGTTACCTTTTGCATCAGTCAGAAGTGGACCAGTCGCCCACCCACGCTTGTGACTGAACACATTCGCCTTGAAGACGATACGCTTGCCAACCCTAAATGGACCAGCCCTTTTCACCCTAGATTCAGGGACTTTAAAGAATTTAGCCACAGACGCCATTGTGTCCCCAGGTTTGATTTTATACTCAACAACTCCATGTTGTTTGTAGAAGTGAAAATCCCCTTGACGGATATAGTTCGATGGACGCCCAGGAGAGACGAACATCATGACTTTGTAGTACCCCTTCTTGCACTTCTCGTTAGCACCCGTCTTGTACACCCTCGTGGGGTTGTCCGAAACGACGCGCTTGGGGAGACCTGTACAGTGGGTATACGAATGATTCCCATTTGAGAGTCCAGACCGGTCACCCGGAATGGACTTTTGCCACCTGTAGGCCTCATAATCACCAACGGCGTAGGCATAACAATTGTTATTCCCAATACCTTTCTGAGAACCCCATCTCCGATTGGTGAACTTATTTTCGGAACCACTCAGAGGAAGATCCTTCATTTGTAATGGCTCTAGAAAAAAATATCCACTTGTAATAAATGATTCAAGAAGTAACCAAGGCTAAGACCCGCTCCGATGCGCTCATGGAGTTTCTCGTGTTCGTGCTGTCCATCCTCATCAGTACCTTCCTTCTCCGTGTCGTGTGGAACCGATCCCTCGTGAAGCACATCAGCGTGCTCAAGCCCATCAACACCCTTTTGGATGCGTTCATCCTCGCCCTCTCTCTCCAGATTGTCCGCGGCATCTAATTTCAGATCTCGCTGTATCCAACGATCTTCTCCCCATTGGGACCCTGTAGAGTTGGGAAAGCATCCATGCCATCACACCCACCATTATCACAATCCACAAAGGTGTGAGGCTTTCCATTCTTCTTCATGTAGTCCAACTGCTTTCGGGTCCAACCACACCCCATGGTTCCGAAAACAGTCCATCCGTCCCCACCAGTGGAAGATTTCTTTGTGGTCTGAAGAAGAACGATAATAGCGATCAATCCGAGAATGATGAAAGCGAGCATTTTATTGTAAGTAAATATTAAAATGTCCTCAACTGTATTCACTGTTGGAAACAAGAATGTCACGCTCAAGTACACCAGGAAAATGCCCCGTGGTGAAGTTGAACGGATGAAATCATTCGTCACTAAGAGTGGTGAAAAACTCGTCAAGACTCAAAAGTTTAAGGTACTCTCTCAAGTTGACGAAGGTACGAAGCGAGTCTTCAAGGTCGTGCTCTAACGATACCAGGGCGTTTCTTGGGTTTTGCTTTGCCCATCTTTAGGATAGCAACAGCCCTCGCTTTAGCAGCCTCTTTGTTTACTGGTGTTTTTGGTTGAGGAGCATGAATTTTTGTAACGGATTTGGGTTTCACCATAGGGATGACCTTTTTCATCCCTGTTTCACCCGTAAAGAAAGGTTTCGATAAAACCTCCTCAAAGCTGATATCGACGGTCTTGTTACCTCTCAGCCTATAGTTCTTGACAGTATTCGACCTACTCACGAGATACTCTTTGGGTAACAGGTTTTCGATGAACGTCTTCACCACACGTTCCGTCCGTGTCCGTGGTTGGCGAACCAGGTTATGGATGGAATTCAGGAAAAGGTGTAAATCATAGTGTTTGTCAGACTTTCTCGAGATGCCGATGTTCTTGTAATTGCTGGCGTTGACGAGAGGATTCTTAATCCGTGGGAATACAGAAAATCCAAAATCAATAATGACAGCTTCAAACCCCGCGTTAGAAATGGTATGCCCCATGAATTTAATATCCTTCACAGGAACTGGTCGAACGAGGATATTTCCAAGATGAAGATCGTGATGACGGAAACCCGGATACTTCTTTTGGATGCGATACAGGTTATAGATGACCTGTAACATAACGGATTTCATGGCAAGTAGAGTGGGTTGAAACCTCATCCATTCCCCCAGCTCCTTACCCTTCACGTATTCACTATAAAGAACATCCTTCTTATCACAAGTCTTGTAGAGGTACATCTTGGGAACCCCAAAACCTTCCAATTTTTTTGCAATGGTAAATTCCATCTTTGGGTTCATCTCATCCAGGGCTTTTTTAAATCCTGCCAACGGCAGATTGTTGGTCTTCTCACTCAGTGAAGGCGTTCTAATTTCTTTGTAGACGACGTATTTTTCACATCCATCATCTATACATCCACGATACACCTTACCATATTGACCTTCACCAATTTTCACAGCACCCTTGGTCATGGTTCCATTTTTCTTTTTCAACCATAGATGCGACGCAGGGGCACACGCTTTCTTACCCCTCAGCAATTTCTTCACCTGAGCGTTCATTATTATATTCGTAAGAAGATTGTTTCAACTTACGAATAGGGGGGGGGGACGAGTCAACAGGACTCGGGACTTGGAAATTACTGGTCGTCAACTTCGTCAACTTCCTCCTCTTCGACCTCAATATCAACTTCCTCGTCAGGGATGTTAATACCCTGGAAAGCAAAGGAGGGAAGCTTAGCAGACTGCTCAAGAAGAACCTGCTGAAGGCGGATCGTCACACCGAACTTGTTGTCGATGAACCAAATCTGGTTAAGGTCAACGATAGCCATACACTTCTGTCCCTTCTCGACAGTGTCAAGAGAGACTGCCTGCTTAGACATAGAATAGGCTTCGGGAACAAAGGCGCCATCAGGCTTAGTCAAGATCTTGAGCTTGATAGTGGAAGGGTACTGCTCCTTACCGGGGCGAATCATCGGCTTGTAGAGCGCCTCCTTGAGGACAGCCACGTTGAACTCCTTGCCGAGCCACTCCTTGGAGTTGGCCGCTACGGTGTTTACGATGATGTCGTCGAGCTCTTTGAGCTTGTCGTGAAGAGCCATCGCTTCCTCGTTGTCCGTGTCGAAAGAAAGGTCAAGGGAATAGGATGTGCGACCAGTACCCTCATCGGTAAAGGCGCTCAGACCATAAGGAGAACGCATGAAGGGGAACTGGATGTAGAGCTTCTTGTTGTCGCCGGCGTTGAGATAGACGGCTTTACCGCCATTCTTGTTTTTGCGAAGTTTCGAGAACTGCACAGAGGCAGCAGAGAATTCAGTGGATTGCTGGATAGAGAGCGACATTGTTGGTTGGTTATATCTATAGTAGGTGGCTTGACTTTAAGTCGATTTTTTTGTTGACATATATCAAAAGTAATCATGGGTATATTTAAAGACTGTGGCTGTGGCTGCAATGGTCGGAAGCAGGAGGAGAAGTTCATCACTTCCCTCATTTCCGGTCTCACATTTTTCATCGTCGCGAACCCCGAGACATTCCGTCTCGTCAGGCGAGTCCTGGGTTCTTGGGTTTCTACTCCTACAGGTTGCCCATCGACTGCGGGTCTCCTCGTTCACATGGTCGTCTTCATTCTCATCGTGTGGGGTATGATGAACCTCAAGAAGGAGGGTGGTGCCAAGAAGGCTGCCTCTGGGTGTGGTTGTGGCTCCAAGAAGGGTGTCAAGACTGTTGTGTCTGCCCCTCCCAGCATGGCTGAGATGGCCGATGCTGAGCCCGATTTTGGTGAACCCCAACTCGAGTTTGTCGATAGTGGTCGTACTCTCGAACCCATGGACGTCGCGTCCGATGGCAACCCTTTCTAATTAATTGCATTTTCCAGTCAATTTGGGTAAATTGATAGCAAAATGTTTAGAACTCCTCGTCGAAACCAATTTCATCCGAAGTGTCATCCATTTTCCCGTAGTCCCCCACCCGCTTTTCGAAAAAGTTTGTCTTGCCATCAAGGGAAATGTTCTCCATGAAATCAAAGGGATTCTTGGAGTTCCAAATAGGGGGTTGACCAATCTGCTTGAGAAGACGGTCAGATACGTATTCGATGTATTCAGACATTTTGTCAGAGTTCATACCAATCAGGTTACAAGGGAGTGCATCGAGGATGAACCCCTTTTCAATTTCAACAGCTTCCTTAATGATAGTGTGTAGCGTCTCAGTTGAGGGTTTGTTACGAAACAACTTGAATAACTCAACCGCAAATTCTTGGTGAAGTCCCTCATCTCGGGAGATGAGTTCGTTACTGAAACAGAGACCAGGCATGAGACCTCTTTTCTTTAGCCAATAGATGGCACAAAAACTTCCAGAAAAGAAGATACCCTCCACACAAGCGAATGCGAAGAGTCGTTCCGCGAATGGACGAGATTTGTCGAACCATTTCATGGCCCAATTTGCTTTGTTCTCTATGCATGGCACAGTTTGAATCGCCTCGAAGAGCTGTTTCTTTTCCGTACCATCTTTAATGTATTTGTCAATCAACTTGGAATAGGTCTCACCGTGAACCATCTCGTTATGAGACTGGTAGGCATAGAATGAACGAGCCTCTGAGATTTGCACCTCATCAGCAAAGTTGTTATTGATATTTTCAAATACAATTCCATCGGATCCAGCGAAAAACGCCAGGATATACTTTATGAATTTCTGTTCGTTATCATTTAGGGTTTTCCAGTCATCCATATCTTTGGAGAGGTCAACCTCCTCAGCAGTCCAATTGGACATCTGAGCCTTCTTGTAAAGCTCCCAAAGTTCTGGATACTTCAGGGGAAACACCGTGAACCGGTTGAGGGTTGGTGCGAGTATAGGTTCGTATTCATCTTCGATGTATTCTTGAAATTCAAAGTAGTCTCCGATGTGACGTCCGTTAATAGATATTTGAGGGTAGGTTGCCGCTCCTGGACCACAAGCTTTCTTGAGTTCTTCTTTGTCCACCATACGTTTTTCATACTCGAGTCCTTCCGACTCACATAGGTTCACCGCGTGGTCACAATACTGACACCCTTCCTTCGAATAAATTATAACTTTCATCTGTGATATTATCCCTGAATATTTTTTGTGGAAAAACTCTAAGCATGATTGTGCCCTCTGAAATAATTGAAGATGATATAGTTAGAATATTCGTAAATGAAGACGGAATAGAAGACCAAATGTACGGAGTTGTTGGGATGAACACTGGTCTGACTCTCGGTATTCACTACCTCAATCCCACTGAACTCGTATATAAATCTGCATGTGTCTACAAATTGGACAAGGGTGATCTTTCCCCCGCTCCATTCGAAAGTGTGATGGAACATTACCCAAGTGGAACAACTTTTATGGATTTAGAGATGAAATCGTTGGGAGAGAACATGTTTGTTATGTATAGTGAAATTGACATCGAAGACAGTGATAGCGACCTCTATGATGAAGGTGCTGAGGATGAATCAGATCTCGAAGGTTTCGTCGTCTCTGATAGCGAAATTGTGGGACAAGATATTCCCCTCCCTCCTGGACATCAAGCCATCGATAAGGAATGGAATGAATGGGAGCCCACGACTTCGGGTGGAAAGAGTTTCAAGGAAACGATTGACGCCATTGAAACCCGTGTGCGACGCCTAAGTATGTGACGCGTTTTTTGAAAATCTAAAAAAGATTGCCACATTCAAAAACAATGCTGGCAACTATATGGTCCGATTTGGACGCTCTATTACCAAAAAAAACCGAAGAAAAGTCAGTAAATAAAAACTTTTGTGTCGAATGTTCAGGGGTGAAGGTGATTTCACCAGAAGGTTTACCAACCTGTTCGAATTGTGGACTCGTGGAATCATATTTCGTGGACGACACAGCTGAATGGACGAGTGGAGTCACTGATGATGGGAAGGTGAATGATCCGTCGCGATGTGGGAACCCAAATGCAAACCCGGAACTCTTTTCACAGAATTGGGGTAAAGGAACTGTGATTGCGACGCAACGTGGATCTACTTATGAAAACAAGAGGATGGCGAAGATTAATTTTCATATGTCTATGAACCATAAGGATCGATCCCTTTTCCATGCATACAAGGACATTGATGAAGCGTGTCACACTTTACCTGAATCGGTACTCAAGGATGCAAAGATGATGTATAGAAAATTCAATGATGAAAAATTAACACGTGGTGCGGTGCGTCTGGGTATCAAGGCGAATTGTGTTTTGTATGCATGCCGTCTTGCTCAGATTCCTCGAACAACAAAGGAGATTGCGGATATGTTTGGTATCCAATCTAAGGATGTGAGTCGAACAACCCAAATTTTCAAAGACAATATTCTTGGTGCGACCAAAAAGAATTATGTGACGAAAGCATTTGATGTGATGCAACGACTTTTGAATTCTTTTAGTGTCACACGAGAAGAGCGACTCAAGTGTAACAAAATGTGTAGTGCCACTGAGGACTGTGTGGATCTTATGAGCAAGACACCCAACAGTGTGGCATCTGCGATTATCTATATCGTATTAGGAGAGAAGGTGACGAAAAATGAAATGTGTGAGAAGTGTTCGGTGTCAATCCCAACACTGAATAAAATAGAGTCAATTATAAAAAAACACTTAGAGCGAACCATGTAATAGTATTTAAATGACAAAACTGTTTCTCGCGACACCATGCTATGGAGGTCTTTGTCTCGAGAAGTATATGTCCAGTATCATTAAACTTCAACTCCTCCTTATAAAGGAGGGTATTCAATTGTTCCTTGATACGACTGAAAATGAATCCCTTGTCCACCGTGCCCGTAATGTTTCTGTAGGTCGTTTCATGCAAAAGACGGACTGTGAATACTTCATGTTCATCGACGCGGACATCCACTTCGATCCCGAAGCAGTTGTCCGCCTTGTCAAATCTGGTCACGACCTTTCTGTTGCTTGCTACCCCAAAAAGGTTGTCATGTGGGATCAGGCTGCCAATGCTGTTAGGAATGGAGATGAACGTGATATGTCCATGCTCTCTTCAAGTCTCGTTATCAACTTTGGGGCGAACAATCGCCCCGTTCAGAATGGATTCATCGAGATTCTCGATGGACCCACTGGTTTCATGGTCATTAAGAGGTCCGTCTTCAAGACCCTTGAAGAGAAGTTTCCTGAACTATGGTGTAAGAATGATCATCAAAACCGAGACTTTGATGAATATCATGCAGCCTTCGATTGTATGATTGACCCAACGAATCGTCGGTACCTCTCAGAGGACTACGCATTCTGTCGTCGTTGGCAACAAGTAGAAGGTAAAATCTACGCAGATGTGAATACAACTCTCGGTCATGTCGGGAACCTTCCATTTAGTGGATGCCTCAATGATAGGCTTAAGGTATAGACGCATAGTTCTGACATATGAAACTTGTTACGATCCTCGTTACTCGTTCGAAGTCGTGTCATGTCAAGACACTTCACGCGGTGCTACGCCTCAACATTCGATGTCTGCAAAAGAAGATTGATAATCAGATCGCATATGTTGATGACGATCCGTACAAAAAATCTGAAATGATTGAGAAATACATGAAGACACATGACCGTATATTTTTCATTGACTTCGGGATTGGTATCGATGATGCATCCCTTGATCAGGTTATGGAGAGTCACGAAGGTGTGGGATGTCTTGTTTTCCCCGGTGTGAAGGAGGGTATAGATTGGACGATGTTCAAGGAGAAGATTAAAAATGATACAAATGAACCTGTGTCACAGATGGGTCTTCATTTTGATACTATCGTGGGCAGCGCGGTTTCGAAGGATATCCGCAAGGTTGACTCCACTAATGCAAAGGTCTGGATTATGAATACAAAAAATGTCATGAAGACCCTACAGAAAAGTAAGGACTTCAAGATTAGTCCAAAGATGTTTGAAAAATTCCTTCGACAAAATGTTCGAGTTTATGCATTTACAGCAGCTAAGTTGACCATAACTTACACACATGAATGTGTAAGTAATATCCTGAACGCCGCCGGTGTCAAACTAAATTAAAGTTTAAGGTTGAACATAAAACATGTCCACCCCTCTTCACAAATATGTCATAGACTTTATACATGCTCGGTGGGGGAGTAAAGATTACTTTCCCGGACCACAGCCAATCTCTATCGAACATAAACATTTCCCAATTTTAAAAGGGGGTGATTATGTAGTCTGTGAAAAGACGGATGGAGAACGGCACATGATGGTTGCACTCACGTATGAAGGAAAGCGGAAATGTCTATTTGTCAATCGGGCTTTTCATATGTTTGAAGTTCCTATCAACTTGAAGAAGAGTGCATACGATGGAACGATCCTCGATGGTGAACTCTATGAAGGAACGCTCATGGTATACGATGCCGTATTGGTTGCTGGACAATCTGTATGGGATAAGAATCTAATGGATCGTCTCGAAGCAGCTAAGGCTCTCATGAAGTCTGTGATCTACATGAAGTCTGACAAGTATCGTCTAAAGTGTAAGACGTTTCACCACATGAGGGATTTTGAAATGTTCATGGATGAGTATCTTCCCACAGTTGATCAAAAGATTGATGGACTTGTATTTACACCCGTGAATGATCCTATTAGGATTGGAACCCATGAGACGATGTTCAAATGGAAGCCGCAAGAGAAGAATACAGTGGATTTTCTCATGAAGAGGGAACCTTCAAGAGAAACACCAGGGTTTAAACCGGGTATACCAGCGTGGCGCCTGTATGTACAGGAGAAGGGGAAATTGTTTTTTGAGAGTGAGATTCCACATAACCGAATCGAAGATGAACCATGGTTCGAAGATGGTGCCATCGTTGAATGTAAATATATAACTTGGGAAGAGCCAATGTGGTGGAAACCCCTAAAGAGGAGGAGAGACAAGACACACCCAAACAACCGCCGCACCTTCTATCGAACCATCGTGAACATCAAGGAGAATATCAAGATGAAGGAGTTTTTAGATTGTAGACCATGAAATAATACCCAGCCTCACTAGGAAGTGGGTGTTCTCGGACACTCTCATCATCCGCCAGAAACCATTTGTTCTTACGCTTTATCATTCCCACGTAGTGTCCATCATTTTGATGACCGACATGTACAGCGCTCGCGATGAGATTATACTCATACCTGTCAATGATGATGTTTTCGATGATTTGAATATGACTTTTACGATCGAATGAAATCATGAGAACTTGTGGTAACTTTGAAAAGAGCATTCGAGTTGTAGCGACGTGGTGCACTTTCCCCTCCGTATCCTCAAAATTTTCAATCACATCCCAATCGGTACTTTTCTTGAGCATTTCACTCATATCCTTTCCCTCGGATGTTATCAAATGAACACTAAAGTCCTCTTCGTTTGATGATTTTCCACCCGGCCAAACCGTTTCTTGAACCTTTTTACCATAAAACCAGTGCTTGATTTCGGGTCTAGATGTTTCGAGGATATCGATGATACACAAAACCGCTTCTTGAACATCATGCTGTTCGTTCGATCCAAACCGAGGAAACTTCTCGCGAAACTCTGAGAGAAGTGTTTTGATGTCGACATTGTCCTGACCCCTAGTCCAAAACGATTTCACGAGTGTCGCATACGCTTGTGTGAATGTACAGTCACCTGTATATGGATTTTTAAGGAAGTAGTTTGTCAGAGCAGGGATGTGCAATAGACATTGAAGAGCTGTGTTGAAATAACAGGTATTTCCACGATTTTCGAGTCCCTTCATTGCATTTTGTGTACAAAAAAGGCTTAAGAGAAAGACGCAATTGTAAAAAGTTAAGAAAAATGAATCTCGCCGAACGTGTACTCCCGATCTTTGAAGCCCACAAGAATGAAGAGGAAATTGAGATAGAAATTCGTCTCGGTAAACACAACGGCTCCCTCTTCGACACGAATGTTGGCAAAGACACCTGGAAACGGGTACTCGCGGGTCTCAAGAAGTACGATGGTTGGGAAAGCGTCAAGACTACAACCGCTGATGTCTACTATAACGATGCAAACAACGTTCGTATCACCTGTGACGAAGAGTCTGGTGAACAGACTATGATCCAAAAGATTAGTGTGATCAAGGAGGACTTCAAGAGGGATCCCCTCGATGTCCGCTTTTGTGTTGCTCGTGAGATCCCCACCTCTGGGGAGTACGAGATGGATCGTAAGCGAAGCAAGACTCGTCATTCCTTCGTGCGTAAGAACCTGAGCATCGACATGACCATCTCTTCAGGTGACAATGTCGATATGGACTCGGAAGAGGAGGCGATGTACCAAATTGAGATGGAAATTGTGAAGCCTTCGGATGTCGATTCAATCTACAAGTTCCAGAATATTCTCCAAAAGATTGATGACCTCTGCAAATTAATTCCCCAGTAAAAGGTATATAACGATGGCGAAGAAAATGAACAAGAAAATGACCCAAGGTATGATCGCCCTCGCGGTTGTGTTACTGGTGGTTTATGTGTTGAAGGTCCGGGGGTTGGTTGAGTTCAAGAAGAAGCGTGTATGTGGAAGAAGCAACAAACTCATGAAGGAGTTAAAGCCTGCTAACATCTCGGACGTTAACTGCATGAGTAAATGTCGTGAACATGATCTTGTGCAATGCAATAAAGATATGCTCAACGGTAGTTGTACATACAAAAAATATGTCAAGAGGGGTAAGCCTGCAATGACTGTTACTATGCCACTCAAGCAAGCGTGTAAAATAAGGTGGGTTTAATCAAAAAAATGTCAGTCTAAATAAAGAATGATCTACATCATCCTCACTCTCATCATTTTGGCCCTGATGTACGAGAAGCGTGTAAAGTCAGAGGAGGTTGAAGGTTCTAAAAACTTTCATGTGAGTGATGGTGCGTCCAAAACGATGTATCTCCAGATGCACAAGGATGGACTTGGGCGCGACGCGCTAAAGATGTTTGTTCAACTCGAGGATCGTCTTCTCGGAATTGAGCGAACATCTGTGTGTACAGGTATGCCTTACATAGTTCAGGCTAGTCTTATTTCTAATAAAATCAAAGAAACATTCCCAAAATACAATTTTTCGTATCACACGATTCATCTCAAGCAAATTGCTGAACCAAACAAACAAGTGAACACAAAAATCAAGTGCTAATCGAGTTCAACATATTGAAGAGTTGCCAAAGAAGCATCTTGTGCTTGGGACTCTCCATTTCAGTGTACCTACCAATAACGTGCATGATGAGATTGTTATCGTCTTCTTCATTCTCATCACGTTTTAGACCACTCAAGCGAATATAGTCAGCTGCGACATAAATTATCGCATCCAAAAACTCTTCCCGTGCCATGTAGAGCCATGAGTTTACGGGTGTTCCCCAATCCCTGGTGTCGTCATCGGTGCGAACACCGTGATTATATTTTCTCAACCCGAGCTCGAGCCGTCCGGTTAATTCTTCTCGAATTCCCATTTGTATTCATATTGGCTCTAAACTTTAACCAATAGTTGCGGTATTCAGCCATCTTCTTGTTAGAAGGAGGTGTCTTCTTGCTCATGATATAGTTGGCAGCTGCGCGGCGGTAATCATTCTTCAAGTTGTATGCGATGCCAGTCACATTCACACTGTTCATGAGATATTTGCGCTCGAGTTCCCTCTTTCTCTCCATCTTCCACTGTCCAACGACACGCTTCTTCATTTCATCGATGTTCTTCTTGAAAGGAATACCCATCTTGTTACCATTGGTGATCGCGTTGAGGGCGGACTTCATGTTGCGAACATCCTGATTAATGTTAGGTTTGTATCGTTTCATCCACTTGTCACCATAGAGTTTGGTGATATCCTTGCGAATAGAGTTTTCATCAAGACCCCTCTTCTTGATCACCACAGACTTCTTAACATTGCGCTTAGCTGCGGCGGTGTTTTTACGCACCTGCATCTTAGTGGGTTTGGGTGGTGGAGATGGAGGTTTAGGTTTGGGTTTGGCTAAGTTGTTTCGTGCATTTTGAATCTTCTTACACAGTGTGACTTTAGTTTCCTTTTCACCTGGCTTAATTTTAAGAATCGCGGCGATACGAAGGAGTTCATCCTTTTTCAAATCTGTGCATATCTTACGACCAACCCTAAAAGTATTGCCATTACCCGAAAGTTTAACATTCTTGTTCTTGTTCTTGAACGATACGTTCTTTTTATTGGAGAGATTCTTGATCTTAGCACGGATTTCATCTTTGGTCGCGAGTCTAGAACCATCACTGGTTTTTATCCTAAAGTTGACAACACCTTTGCGTCTAGCAAGTGCTATGAGTTCCGCCTTTGACATGCGTTCATTCTCGTTCAAGTTTCTTTTGGTATATTTCCTCTTTGGTGAAACAGCTGTCTTCTTTGGTTTTGACTTTGTCTTACCAGCTTTCACACCCCGATCAAACACACCAGTCACCAAAACCTGATCATCCTTATACAGATTCTCAACCAGTTCCTTGGCGGTTTCATACCCCTTCAACATGGCTCCAGGGTTTTTAGCGCCTACGACCTGAATATTCCCAGTTTTTGAGAAAATTAGGGTCATGTTCTCGATGGGTACATAGAGGAACGGCGTCTGTTCTTCGAGGATCGACATGCTCGTCATACCATACATCCTCTGTCGACTCGCGATCGTGGGTAAGCTCTTGAAAACGCCGTTGATTCTAAATTGTCCACTCAAATTGTTGTATGTGAATGGGTTGTAAAAGAATGGTTGGCGCTCAGTGTAATTGTTCACTATGAAACGACGAATGAGTTCTGGTTGATTCGTGATGTTGGTTCCAACAAAACCACCAGAGAAACGAATCTTACCATTTCGGTAAATGTTCACAGTGGCACCTTTACTCTCCGTGTCATTAGTAAGTGTCAGCATAATTTGAACACTGAAGAAGTTCTTATTGAGAGAACCTTTAGGACCAGCATCCTTGGTGTGGGAAAATCCCGTTTTAAACTGCCCGTAAACACCTTTGATCTCTTTCGTGTCTAAATAAAGACCCTCACCAATGGGTGTTTTAGGCAAAGGTCTCTTGACGAGTGTTTTCTTGAGATCAACAACAATGTCTTTCTGTCCAAACCCGGAGTCTACCGTGGCGTTAAACATACCTGGGTTGAATTTACTAAACTGAAGGGGTGTGCTTGTTATGGGTGGTGGTGGAACATCAAATTCCTGAATCAAGTTGTCGATCATTTTTTCCTCATTCGCAGAGAGTTTCACATCGTTGAATTCATTCTCTAGCGGTGAATTATTTTCAAATTGTTTAAAAGCGCCTGTATATGATCGGTCATTTACCAAATTCCTCTGAAGACGTTGAGGAACCTGAACCTGGCGAGGCACTGGACGCATCGGGCGTGGGGGTGAGCGAAATCCCGCAGCGCGTTCTCGCTGTCTACGAAGCATGTCTTGCTCGAGTTCTCTCGCAAACTCGTCATTCGAGTTAGAGTTAGAGTTCTGACTTTGAACCTGTACACCAGATTGTCTGACAAATTCTTTGACACTCTGGCTCATATTACTATTGGATAGGATTTTTTTAATAGTCCTTAGAAAAACTGGCATTGTCCATCACAACATCTACACCGTAGATGACAGGCTGATTGGGGTAATAGTCCCCATTGTATGTCACTTCATTATTTCGAACTTCCAAATCTCTCGAACTGAACGGACCAACATAGAAATCGGGGTTGAACTTTTGCTTCCCAAGATTGTTGGCTTGGCAATGTTGGTTGAATACCTGTACAAAGATCTTCTGGGGTACACAGAGGTCCTTGCCAAACTTCACATTGGTAGACTCTAGGAAGTTGTGGAGTGTATTCGCCACCATCGCCACCTGCTTCTGGATAATCTTGAAATATGGTGGAACGGCATTCCAGATATCCCTGTCACGATACTTGTTCGAATAATCGAGGTAGGCTCTGACACATTTGAGAAGGATAATCGGGAGTTCCGATTCAAGCTTCTTGTCTAGGTGAGGGTCTGCTTCACGCACCTGTTTCGTAAAGTTCCAGGCGAGGATACGACGAAGAACTGAACCAGAGTTATCTTTCCAGTTCGGAACTTCGTTACCTGCGAGTACACCAGGAACCTTCCAAACCATTGAAGCAGCAGTCTTATTCTTCACAGCAACAGAAACACTTTCACCTGATACAATCGACTGAAACTCAGCCTGTTCTAAGGCAAGATCTGCCTTAATTTCGGGAGCTACAAACATGAAGGAGTCTTTGATTGCAGAAAGACCAAACTTTCGTTCAATATTGTTTGCGAGTGTACCAACATCTTCCTTTTCATAAAACCTTTCAAATACCTTTGTCAAGAGAGTCGATTTACCCGAACCAGCAATACCTTTGAAGAATGGAATCACCTGCCAACTATCGAGCTCACCGACATCGTAACATAGGCGGCCTCCCATCACATAGGCCCAGTGACACACTTCCGGTTCGAACTCTTGGTAATGGAGTACTCTGTCAAAATGAGGTGTTGGGATGTCCTGCCAGTTCTCAACATGAGAAAAATCGTCAAACTGCTGATCGAAATACTTACAGGCGATGATCGTCGGATCAAGGCAAGCAAACTCTTTGCTCTCGTAGGGGTAGAAACGACAGTCATAAACCCCACGATCGGGTAACCATTCCTTACCAACGAATACACCATTCTTGAACGACCACACATGGCGTCTCTTCACAATTTCTGGAAACTGTGGATCTACACAAGTGGAAATATTGTCGACAACATCACGAAACACTGATCCGCGACTGGTGAAGTTCTTCCAATTGTTGAAATTATCATCCTTCTGTGCAATCGTGTATACAAACTGCTTGATGTCAAACCTAGGAACCCATGCGCGAGTACCACGACGATCGAATGTCTTAATTTCTTCACAACACTGTCCCTTGTATCGACGATACCCACAGTTGTAAAGTTCGTCCAGGGTGTACAGTAGACACTTTTGGTAGGGTGTACACTCATCGATAGCATCTTCATCCATCGTAGATGGGTCAGAGTTTGAACTTGCTTCAGGTTTAGCAGTTGGGTTCACAACACGTTCATACGAAATATAGTGTCTGCGGATATTGTCATATCCATCAGTCAGTTGCTTCAATATATTATTGATACGCTTGACAGGAGTAGTACCTTCGTCGGAAATTTCCTTTTCAATTTTAAGTTCTGATACATGATTTTTTAATTCGACAAGAAAACGGCGTTGCTTATCACGAAGACCCTTAATAACTAAGATGTCAATCCCTTCAGCCTTGGGATTGTTGTTCTCATCCCAGTTAGAGTGATGCATAAATTGGCGATATCCAAGTTCGCGAGCATTTCTATAATCTTCCGTCCTGAGATCCCAGTGGAACTCAAATTGTGTGATTGTATCAATCACTTGATCACCATTCATCGATTGGATTTGCTGCTTCTGCAACTCTGCGAGTGCTTCAAACTTATTGGGTTCCTTATCGATGAAGTGGGTACCTTCCATTTACATATTTACAATTTTTTCCTCTAAGCAGATTTCAACTCACTCAGAATCTTTATCAGTATTTTATTTTGGACCTGCATTTGTTGACCAATCATTACCAGGGCAGAACACACTGTCTCGCCATCGGGTGTCGCCATCAAAGATGTCATGAGCCCGGCAATATCCAAACCCTCGCTATCCTCTTCATCCTCAAAGTCTTCGAGTTCACCATCTGATACGATTTCACCTTCCTCGATCTCATCTTCAGTCTCAGTCTCAACATCGATATCCTCGATGGGCTCTTTTGGAATTTCGTCAGGATAGGTCGTCATTATATTTTGGACTGAGAAAAATCGGGGTCGGGAAATGCGCGTTCAGCCGAAATTATTTTCTCTGCTTATAGTACAACAACTCTCAAAATGGCTGGCGGTCTCATGCAACTCGTAGCTTACGGTGCCCAGGATGTCTACCTTACCGGTAACCCTGAGGTGACCTTCTTCCAGGCGAAATACAAGCGCCACACCAACTTCGCGATGGAGAACATCGAGCAGACCGTCAACGGTACTGCCGCCAACTCCGGCCGCGTGTCCGTCACCGTTGCCCGTAACGGTGATCTCGTCGGTGACATGTACCTCGAGCTCAAGTCTAGCGCCGCGAATGACGCGAGCGCGTGCTGGGTTGCCGAGCGTGCCGTCAACAACGTTGAGCTGTCCATCGGTGGCCAGCGCATCGACAAGCACTACCAGAAGTGGTGGCGTCTGTACTCCGAGCTTTACCTCGACGAGGCCAAGAAGGCTAACTGGGGTAAGATGACCACTGCCGCCACCGGCAAGACTGTCTACCTCCCCCTCGTCTTCTTCTTCAACCGCAACCCCGGTCTCTACCTTCCCCTCATCGCCCTCCAGTACCACGAGGTGCGCGTCGACATCGACCTCGCTTCGGACATGGAGACTTACCTTGACAAGGGTACCTTCAAGGTCTGGGCCAACTACATCTACCTCGACACCGAGGAGCGTCGCCGCTACGCCCAGAAGGGTCACGAGTACCTGATCGAGCAGGTCCAGCACACCGGTACCGACACCGTCGATTCTGCCAAGGTCAAGCAGGTGCGTCTGTCCTACAACCACCCCGTCAAGGAGCTCGTGTGGTGCTTCTCCAACACCACCGCGACTTCGTCCCTGTGGAACTTCACCACTGACACCAACAACATCGCCGTCGCGTCCAACGTGACCGCCATCTCCGAGTCCAACTGCTACGTGCCCACCTCCCTGTCTGGTGCGCCCCTGCTTTCCGTTGGCGCGGCCGGTTCCACCGTCGACTTCACCGAGGAGGCCGTCGGTCCCCTCAAGAAGTTCAAGCTCATCCTTAACGGTCAGGACCGCTTCAAGGAGCAGGAGGGCAAGTACTTCAACCAGGTGCAGTCCTTCAACCACCACACTGGTTCCCCCTACGCCGGTGTGTACTCGTACTCCTTCGCGCTCAAGCCCGAGGAGCACCAGCCCACTGGTACCTGCAACTTCTCGCGCATCGACAACGCCCAGGTGTCCGTCGAGGCCAACACTCTCAACAACGCGACTTCCATGCACATGTTCGCGACCAACTACAACGTCCTCCGCATCCAATCGGGTATGGGTGGCCTCGCTTTCTCCAACTAAGCATCCTGTCTTAGTTTTTTGAGAAATAGTATAAAAAATTACCTTTTAAAATGTGTAACAGACATTCTAAAACGTAAAATGTTTAGAAAACTCATAGAAACCCTGACCAAAAGTGATAAACCCAAATTGGGTCGTTGGTCTCTTAAGACGTGTAGTGAAGTTTCAACATCCATTAACTCTATCTACCAGAACAGAGATCATTGTGGGGATACGATATGTAAAACACCTAAGAAGGCTGCAGAGTATAAGGATAAACCACAATAAGAAAGTTGTCTCGGAAACCCGGGAGCCGGTGGACGGGGTATCGCTCAAATAATTATTACGAACAACACTTGTTACCAACCTTCTTCATGTAATTGTCCCAGTGTGCCTGGGGACCCGAAAACCTAGACCGGTTACCTTTACAAATTGCTTCTGCATCAGTCGCGGATGCGATATGTGGAGAGTTTCCCAATTGTTGAAATTTTGCCGGTGAACAATTGCCGCATATAGTTTCACAAAGTGAACCTCTAGGAGCTTCTTTTAGGGTATGCCCCGTTCCTTTTGTTGCAAGATTGAAAACATCTGCTGCACCTCCAACTGGGTTAGTTATTCCACTCATGAAACCACCCATAAATCCACCACTACCCGAACCACCGAGTAACCCCTTTAATATTGGAACAGCAAAAGATGATGAACAACAAAGAGCTGCGAGTACAATAAACTCTTTCATGTTTTATAATAAACTTAGAAAAATAAATCATAAAAGAATCATGTATGAGATTTACACTGATGGAAGTTGTCTCGGAAATCCTGGACGTGGTGGCTGGGGTGTGGTTAGTGATGAATTTAAACTCTCTGGTAAACAGTCTGATACCACCAATAATGCAATGGAAATGACGGCTATTCTCAAAGCCCTCGAAGAATGTGTGAAGAGGGATATCCAGGAAGTGTGTATATTTACGGATAGTCAATATGTGAAAAATGGTATCACTTCATGGATTATAAAATGGAAAAAGAACAACTGGGTAACTAGAACAGAACAACCTGTAAAAAATAAAGAGTTGTGGATTGCTATTGATGAAGCCCGTAACAAATTAAAAGTTGTCGAATGGAAATGGGTGAAGGCGCATAATGGAGACCCTAAAAATGAAGAAGTTGATACATTAGCTTATGAGGTTGCAGGTGGAACCCTTAAAACGAAGAAACAAAAGTTATACGCAGTTGTCAAAGGATGTACTCCAGGTATTTACACCACTTGGGATGAGGCTAAGACACAGGTGGATGGATATCCGGGTGCGGTATATAAATCATTCAAAACTGAAGAAGAAGCAAAGAAGTGGATGACCCGAATATACCTAAATGTTCCTTTTGAAGAAAAAGATCGTGTTAAATCATTGGGTGCAAAATGGGATGCGGAAAAAAAGAAATGGTGGATAGGAAAAATGATACCAGAACTTGAAAATTATCTTGGTTAGTTCTAATGGGTGAAGTGGATGTGCCCCATGAGCATTTTTGGTGTGAGAAGCAGGAGAAGTTACTGGTAAGATGGGCAGAAAAGGCTGCGGGGTACAGATGGCTTCATAATCACGCTCGTCTTTATTTCAAAAAGCAACACGACTACCTGTCATATCCAAGTATAATCATCGCGAGTATCACAGGTGTAGGTGGTTTCGCCGTTCTCAATCCTAGTGGAAACGAGGATGTAAGTTCTGACGTGAAATCGAGGATCATGGTGATTCAGTACTTTTTTGCTTTCCTAAATGTTCTGGGTGGAATCCTCACGTCGATAAGTAAGTTCAGTCAAAGTGCGAACTTAGCAGAGGCACACTCTGCGATGTGTGTTCAGTATTCCAAGTTTTACCGTAACATTGATATGGAGTTATCCCTCGATGTTCAACACAGAGAAGATGTGGTCGACTTTGTACAAAAGGCTCGACAAGAATATGATCGTCTTCTCGACGATGCACCAGATATACCAGCAATATCTATCCAAGCTTTCAATATAGAGTTTCCAGACAGGGAAAACAAACCAGATGTTTGCAACGGTCTCAGCATCATCATGAGTGACGATGCTGCGTCGACTATATCTTCCACAGCAAACCCTGTGTCCAGGTGGATGAAGAGTGTGAGGAAACTAAACATAAAGAGGCGAAGTGAAGACATTCCTCGACAAAATTCTGTTGAGGTATAGTAAAGTATAATGGGTCTTTCACCCTTCAACAATTTCTTGTTCCTGGCCACTATCACTCTCGCGTACGGCTTCCTCTATAGCCGAATGGATCCTAAGGAGTTCGGATTCGAAAGCCCTGTTGATCCTTACTACTTCGCGTTCACCACTATGAGTACTGTGGGTTATGGTGATTTCGGTCCCAAGACGGACCGCGCCAAGATGCTCGTGATGTCCCAGCAGGGTATCCTCATCGGTGAACTCATCGCCATCCTCGGTTCGTTCGTTTCCAACAAGCGTGGTAAGCTCGCTTAAATATTCATCTTGAAAATTGTGTCAGCCTATTCTAAATGATAGTTGTGATCCTATTGTTTACAGTATGGTTTTTAGCGTATGCTAATAAATGTTCGTGTAAAAAGAAAACCGAAGGATGTTATAGAACGGAATTTTACGGGTTTCAATATGGTCACTTGAACTTGTTCATCTTATTGGGTGCGTTGTATCCCAAACAGTTCTGGTTCTGGATTACCCTAGGTGCTCTTTGGGAAGTGTTTGAGTATTGGCTTTCGATGCGACCCAAACTTGTGCAGGAGTTTGGTGGATGTCTTTCAGAGTCTGATGAAGAAACACCTCTTTGGTATCGTCGTGTATACGCGAATAAACCCAAACACGAAAACTTTATTGATCGATTCTTTGGGATACAGAATTCGCAAAAACACACGTGGCACTACTCCATAGGTGAAAATCTAACAAATGTTATCGGATTTATGATCGGAAAGTATATAAAAGAGAAGTTACTAAGATAATCAAATGAACGTGGGAATCCTTACCGCCGGTGGTGTGTGTCCAGGTGTCAACAACATTATCCATACACTCACTCGCCTCGAAAATTCTAGGGACAATAGGGTTATCGGGTTCAATGAAGGTTTTCGAGGACTCAACAATAATATTCGAACAGAACTGTCGCGTAAAAAGATTGAAGAAGGTGCTGGTTCCATTCTCCGTGTGTCTTGTGAACCCGTAAAATTGGATCAAGTCATAGATACAGTGAATGAGCTCGACCGCCTCTATTGCATTTGTGGTAATGAATCTATGAAAAGTGCCGCTCAACTTGCACTTGATGAACGTGTGAACACGAATATCATAGGCATCGCTAAAACCATCTTCGACGACATCCCAGGTATGGAGTCTATTGGATTTCAAACCGCTGTACAGGAGTTTGCAAAGTATATTGACTACGCATACACAGAAGCATCTACAACTAACTCGATTGTGTTTGTGGAAGCACCTGGTCATCGAGTGACTGGACTTTCCACGAATGCGACGTACGCGAAGTATTCAAAAGTGACAGATGTCATCAATCATCAAACAGATAATTCTGTGACGATTGGTCAAATCAAAGAAAACTATGAAAGATATGGATACGCAGTGATAGTCGTAGCTGAAGCATGTGAATATCAAAATGTTGCGGATTCTATCAGAGATCAACTAGATGTGGAAATCAAGGTTGTGAATCCAGGGTTTGTCATCAGAGATGTAGAAGCATGTGCATACGACACGATCCTCTCCGTGAAAGTTGCCGGGGAGGCTTTTGAGAATGCTCAAAAGTTTGATAACTTCGTCCAGGGTGGAAACACGAAAGTCAAGTTCTATGATTACATACTTAAAGTTTAGACACCTATGATCAATGTTATACAGGTTGGCTAGTAACATAGTCAAGTGCACCGTTCTCATAGCTCAGTTGGTTAGAGCGTGGTGCTTATAACGCCAAGGTCACGGGTTCGAGCCCCGTTGGGAACATTTTTATAAACATTTTTGTGTATGTTTATAAAAATGATCATGGAATACAAAATTAAAATTAGGGACTCTACAACCCCTGAAATACTTGACACCTTCTTTGAACATGCGTGGACATACAGGAAACCTGTGAAGTTTGTGATAGATGTCACGGAGTGTAAGAGAGTTTCACTCGGTCGCATTCTTTCCATGAAAGGGGTTCTCGATAAACATCGCCCAAACTCTCGGAGGTATATAGATCACTCTGAAGTTATCGTCAAGTCTCGATGGGCGAAAAGACTCCTGAATATAGGTTTGGGTATCATTCGCACGGAAAGGCCTGTATACATCAGTACCCCCACTTGAGTTCGTGTGGAGTCTTGTCAGGAAATTGTCTCGAGAAGAAGTTTCGGTTTCCATGGTCACTGTGGCCGATGAGACTCTTATGGGTTCTATCGATTAGGATGTATTCACGCAAGTCTTTGTAGTACACGCGCGCACCTTGGGCGATGATGTCTTCATGTTTCATATCGATATGGTTATCCATGGGTAGGAAGTATCGCTTATACTCCTTCATATTTTCGACGTTGATGAGATAACACTTGGTGCTCGAAATCCAGTTCACCTTTTCAAGAGTTCCCTCCTTCCTGTCTGGCAGTCTCGATAAACAATGGAAGAAGCACATCTCAAAGTCATTCCCCTTCTCATCGATGACACTCTGGATCTGGTCATAAACATCATTAGACTTTATGATGACATTGTCTTCAAAAATAACCGCGTATTTTAGACCCTGATCAAAGCATCTCTGATAGAAGTCCATATGTCCAAAGAAACATCCAATCGCACCCATGTTAAAATAGGTTATGTCAGGTCTTTTCACGAGTGGGTTGTAATGAATTTCTAATGCCTTCTCATAATACTCTGGATCTATTTGATCTTCGTATTCACTAGCAATTTTCACGGTACGAGTGTCTGGCCCATAGATAATTTCCAAAGGGATATCTTCTTTGTGACTTTTGATAAACCTTTCGTACCGTTCTTTCTGGTCTTTCATCGTGAGTAAAAAACATTTGTAATCATAGTTACTCTTAGTCTTCCCCTGTTCCATGTCCATCAAGACAAGAATACACATGACTATCAAAACGATGAATAGAATCATACCTACTTAAACCTTAGAAAATAGTAATAGGTAATGGATAGCATCATCGATGGTGTCGGTCTGACAAGTTCGATACTGATTGCGATCATGTTTGTACCACAAGTTGTTCATGTCTATAGAACCAAGGACACACATGCAATTAACTATTCATTTCTGAACCTCAACCTCTTGGCGAGTTCCCTTGGTCTCGTGTATTCGATTTATTTCAATGTCGTTCCGATGATCGTGGCGAACACATCCGCGGGACTTTTTTCACTTTCCCTGGCGAGTATGAAACTCATCAACGATAGGTCTAAAACTACCGACGAATCTCCAGTCTAAAGGGGGTTAAAGAAGATGATGGTAAAAGTGATATATCTGCTCCTATAGTGTAGTTGGTCAACACTGTGGACTTTGAATCCACCACCCGTGGTTCGAATCCACGTGGGAGCTTTAATCCTCTCTTAGCTCAGTTGGTAGAGCAGTGGACTGTAGTTCCATTTGTCATTCGTTCGATTCGGATAGAGAGGATCCATTCTCCCATAGCTCAGTTGGTAGAGCGCGCGACTGTTAATCGTGAGGTCATCGGTTCGAACCCGGTTGGGAGAGTTTTTTTAGATAATGTTTTCCATTATGTAAAAAAATATTAGTATAAAATATACAGGTATGCTTTTCATTGTAATTTTGATGTGTATATCTCTCAGTGTAGGTCTAGGTGTAGCTGCATTTTTTATGCTGAAAAATGCGAAACCGACGGGACGTTATGTAAAACTGATACACACAGTTGCACAGGATAATAGTGCACCAGGTAATGCAGATGACAAGAACAAGATTTTAAATCTCGCTGAGCTCGAGGTGTTTGTAAAAGATGGAACAGTTAGTGTGGCTGCAAATAAACCAGTTACAGGTAGTTCTGAATATTCCTCTACACATGGGTACAAAAATCTGACCGATGGTAATTTTAGTAATTTTGCACACACTAAAGGTCGAACTGCTAGTGAATATGATTATTTACAGGTTGATCTAGGATCACCCCAACAAATTGAAAAACTCAAAATTACGAATAGAACATCTTGTTGCAAACAGCGCGCTATAGGTGTCAAGGCTGTCATTCTAGCCGAGGATGGCATCACGGTTGTTAAAGAGACACCACCTATTACCAAAACAGCTGATACATACACTTTCACATTCCCTGGTACTGACTGGGCTTAAAAATACGAGACCTTATAATACTAATGGCAACTGTTGTTAAGTTTTTGTTTGCACCCCTCGTCTCAGCTTCACGGAGGAAGCGACCAGCTCGTTCTTCTGCGTTAGATGCTCCACCACCACCTGTCGACGATACGAAATATTGGGAATTTGGAAAGTATTCATGGAAAGCGACAGTCGAAGCTCTCGACAAGGATGGTATTGTCGACAGAACGTTCATCGGCTACAGTCAGAGGTTGGATATAACAACGAGAACCCAAATTGCCTGTGATCGTCACAAACAACCCGGAACTACTTGTGGTGAGGCACAGATGGTGATGAAGGGTGGTGAGTGTGATGAGGTTATTTTTATGAAACCAAAGTCGGGTGTCCTGATTAATCTGACTCGCTAATTTTAATCTCAAATATAATAGAGATGGCTATCATCAGAACTGGCAACAAAATTGGTCAGTCGATTGCGTTTGTCCGACTTCTAATGGCTATCGTAGTTGCACTGTCGTGTTGCTCTTCTGGGGGTTATGTTTTGGTAAGAAAAGAGAAATACACTAAACAAACTGATGCTATCATAAAGAGTGTCAAGTGTTTACCAATTGTTCAATATGATAGTAAGGGTAAGAAGAGTGGAACAAAATTTAGCTGTACGATTGATTATACATATACTGTGAATGAAAAAGAAATTTCTGATACAAAAAAGAAGGATTTTTTGATTGAACCAAAAGTCGGATCGAAAGTTAAACTTTTTTACAATCCTGAAATACCTGGTGACAATAGTTTTTCACAAGGTCCTCCGAAACTTTTAGGAGTTGGATTTATATCCGTTGGGTGTATGTTAGTGATGTCTGCGTACATCTTGTATTATTTAACGAAATCTGTCAAGGGTGCTGGAACCCTGCTGACAGGTGTGACAGCGTATGATTATTTTAGGGGTCGCTAACGTTTACGGGAGGTGCTTCAAGTATCTCAAGTTCATAGACACCTTCTTGAACTTGAGATGGCTTTACGTACGCTATACGACAATCCCTGGTACGAAGAACGGCATTTCCACTGGGTGTTGGAACAGCGATGGGTTTGCAGAGGAGGGCGAACATTAGACTTCTTCTATACTACCTGTGTAGTATATACGGTTATTGATTTTACGCAGGAGATTCTTGTTTTCCAAGTACGCTATGCGTGTACCTGCCACGAAAATACCATCGTTCACAAAGTCAATAGACATGTACTGCGTGCTATGTTCACGACAATACATGGATCGATGTTTCACTTTATTAGTTGAATCAACGACACAATCAAGTATGACATCCAAAGGACCCATGTCCTCCACGATAGACTTCAACATTTTCTCAGATTCTTGCATAGATTCTGGGAGAAGCGTAATGACTGTACGCGGTTTTTCCATATGAGAAATCATACTCTTTGCACTGTCATATTCACGAGACATGTGAACGCGCTTGGAACCCTGTACTCTCCAAACTATTTTTGCCCCAACATCTTGTAATATCTGTGGTGTGACGATACCCAGTGACATACATTATTTTACCTCAATCATTTTAAGTAAATTTAATGTTGGAAAAGAATAAACGACATGAATCATTGTCTAGTCTTTGGTGCCAGGGGACACCTAGCTCGGACTCGTATTATCCCCGCTCTCAAGAAATTGGATTGCCCTCACACTCCCATTTCTAGACAGCAAGTAGCGAACCTCGAACATCTGAGGAACGTCAAGAATGTTGTTGCGTATATGTCCATTCCTACACACAACTTTTGTGAAAATGTGGAACCCTATCTAGACCTTGTTGATGCAACCTATATCCTCGAAAAACCACATGGACATTCTGCGTACGATTTTCAAAGAATCAAAGACTTCATAGAGGAAAACAACTTGAAAGTGGTGTACAATGATCACTACCTCGGTAAAGAAATTTTACAACACATACAAACACCTACAAAACTCGAGTCCATTAAAATCAATTTACACGAGAGTGGTGACATGAACGAGAGGATTAATTACTTTGATACTGTGGGTATTGTGGGGGACATGTATCAAAGTCATTGTGTCCTATTGTTCGCGACAATCATCGCGAAACATACATTCAGAAATCGTGAAGAAATCTTAAAAGAATTGGCTTCAGTTGAACCAGAAATAATTCAAATTGCGAGAAACCTGGAATACAAAGGTACAGCGCCTACGGAATGCAAAATTAGAATGACATACGAGGGTATTGAATTAGAAGCAGACTTGGCCAAGATGGTTCCAGGGGACAAATACATTCTCATAAATGAGAATGATAAATGGGAACTGGACATGGGTGGGTGCGCTTATGAAAATGTGCTCAGAGAAATCAAATGTGGAAACAGTGAATTTTTCCTAAAAGAAAAGGAAGTTGATTATCTATGGGATCACGCCTCCATAATTTCATGTTGACCGAAATAGTTACGCTGCGCCATGATAAACTTCATGGTTGTCGACTTTTCGTGAATGAAATCATACTGGGAAAGTGCTGCCTGTACGGCGGGGCATGGAATACCCGCAGCGACGCAATACATCACCATGACACGCGCGTTTTCAACCGTCTCCTCGATGATGGTGCGATAGTCCTCACCGATCATTGGACACTCAATGATTGTACCAGAAGACCAAGCTTGTTTGATACTCTCATTGCACACATGTCTAGTATCCATTAGGTCATATCCCTCGAGTAGGGATGTCGCGAAAACAAAACGCAAGGCATCCACTGCAACTCCAAAGTCGATCGCACAATTTTTATGATTCGCTGTGTTTATCGCCTTGACGTGTCGACTCGTGAAACGGGTATTCACGGCAGAATTAATCGTAGGTGTGGGAATACCATACTCGAGACCAATCTCCGAACACCATAGACCTGTGTTATTCATGTGTCCGATATCAGCAATCTTGTTAAAATCGTATTCATGAAGTACATCCATAGCAGATTTCGTGAGGTAGCCATAAATGTCTGTGTTTTCAATCCTCTTGAGAACCTGACCCATATAGTAGCCATCTTGGTTGCAGTAGGCATATACATCGGCGATACCTTGGAGCATCCCATACTCTACACCGTTGTGTACCATCTTGGTGAAGTGACCAACACCATAGTCCTCACCCATGTATGCGTAACTCTTAGCGAAAGACTTGAAGAGATCTTCGTGTTCCTCAAATGTCTTCGAAGGTCCACCAATCATGAGTGCAGGACCTAGACGAGCACCTTCAGCACCACCAGACAAACCTGTGCCAAGGTACCCAATCCCCTTGGATTGACAGAAAGCACCCCGATTTCTCGAGGTTCGATAAAATTCATTCGAACAATCCACGATAGTGTCACCCTTAGACAACACCGAGCTCAGTTGTTTTACCATAGCATCCGTCGTCTCCCCGTGTGGGAGAGCCGTGATAATTGTGCGAGGCTCCTTCATATCAGAGACCATCTCCTCAACATTTTCGTAACCCTTCACATGGGAAGACTTCTTGACAACCGCCTTCACTTTTTCGGGTGAACGATTGCACACATTAAGTTCGTGGGATTTCTGGATGTTTAGGGCGAGGTTGCCACCAATGGAGCCGAGACCGATGAGACCGAGAGACATTATAATTGTAGTTTGTCCCATCCTTTTATACTGATTTCACTCTCTTCACACCATGGGTACACCTCCTCACCTATAAAATTAAAGGCGTCCGTACCCGCTTCGATACACTGATCACAGATACCCTTATTGTCATCAATGATGAGACCGATGTTGAGTGCACGGCAGATATCAGACTTTTTCACTTCGTGGGGTGTGTAACTATTCGTGAGTATGACATCATCAAAAATATTCGGGAAGAATGTATCAATCCAGTCTTCAGTCTCCTCCCTCACTGTGTCTTGGCGACCAGTGACGATGTACAACTTATCTGCACCTCTACGGAGTTTATACATAGCTCTCTGTGCCCCTCTTATGGGGGTCAATTGGATGAAATCTTTGGACCTATAAAATTCTTGAACCATCTTTTGAGATTCTTCTTCTGTGATGTCAAAAATATCCCGATAGACATAGCTGTACCTGGTTTTGGAAATTGATTTCTTGTGATATTTCGCCATTGGACTGAGAAACGGGACAAGAACTTCATCGATATCAATCGCAATGCGGTTCATTTATTACAAATCACTCATAATCTCTAACTGCTACACCAACGGGGAAACGGGGTATACCTAGGGCGGTAAGATTCTGAAAACGAACCGTCAATTGCTTCCCGACGTATTTGTCCTTCTCTTCGAGGAATTTCCTGCGCACTTCGAGGGTGCCTTCAGGTCTCACAGAAAAGTGCTGTTCTCCCACTCTACACACCCAGATTGCGGTACCTTTTTCGCGCCCCGTACCCTCCTTAACATCCACGATGGGATACTCCTCTGTTTGGAAATCCTTGAACTTGAGAAGGTAGTTGCTTCGCTGACCCACTTCATAAACACTGTTCGGATCACGAATCATCGTACCCTCGAATCCTTGTTGCATAAACATTTTATGATGGGCTATCATGTCTGCATGCTTTTTGACACTAAACGTTTCAACATATTCATAATGAGGATTGGAAAGAGCGTTAACTCGGTCCCACCGTTCATCAAATGTCATACCTAAATTCTTGAGATCAAAGAAGTCAAAGACGTAGAACTTGAGCTTCAAGGGGTCAGTCTTGAAAGTGCTCGTGAGTTCCTCAAAGTTGAGGTTGGGGTCAAAGGCTTCACCATCGACATATTGACCCTCTTTGAGTCCCTCACCGAGAATCTCGGTGCCTGGTACAATCTTACCAGTCCTAGAGATACCCCCATCCTTGGAGACAAGTAGGCGGACACCGTCAAGTTTGGGTTGAACGTAGAACGGCTCGGAGATGTATTTCTTGCGATCTTCCCACTTGTTGGCGAGCATAGGCAACACTTGGTTGCACTTAATGTGTTCATTGTTCCACATGGTTTGTGCCCGAGCAAGAGCCTTTTCATAACCAGTCTTGACATTGGTTCGTGACTCAGAAAACTTTTCATTCCCCACAACACCAGAGATCTTCACGATGTCTGCAGTTCCATCTCCCAAATCTTCGACTTTGATGTCAATGTAGCGGTCGTTACCATGTTTATCTTGTCTGATAAGGCGTTCCATTGTGCAATATGCGGATAATTAAATTCTCAACTTTAAATAGATGTGAGAATTACCCATTATAAACTATGGCAGAATGGAACGACTTAGGCCTCCAGAAAGTACAACAGTGCAAATGAACTTGAACACTTTTTGTGTTATTCTTATAATTATAAGTATATTAGCGTTGTATAAACGCTCAGTTGGGATTACTCAAGCGCGTGAACGATTCCATACTTGAGACAATCTTTTGGGGAAAGGTAAATATCCTTCCTCATCAACTTTTTGAGCATCTTATCTGGAATCTGAGTCTTTTCGAGATACATCTTCTTCAACATTCTCATAAACTTATCCGTCGATTTCAGTTCATGTTTAAGTTCTTGAAAATTACCCCACATCTCGGTAGAAATTTGGTGAATGAGAACATACGCGTTCCTTCCCATTCGTCTCTCAGAACCCCCAAGAAGCATGAATGTAGCTGCACTACAACAGGAACCCTGGGCGATGGTATGAATCTTGACACGTGAAGTTTCAAGAACATTCATCATGTTCATACCAGCAAAAATGTCTCCACCTTCACTCATGATGTGAACCCTAATCAGGGGTTCGTACCCAAAGAGTTCAGCTTTCTTTTTAAGAAGTTCAATCTCCAACTTCTTAAATTTTTCAACGAAGTCAAGAGCGTTTTCGCGATCGAC